CCAAGAATTGGCAAAGCCTTCTCCTGTTGGAACATCTGTATCTTGTGTGTGTGTCCAAGTACCATTATCACTTAAATCAACTTTCATTCTATCAATAGTATGATATCCACCACCTGTGATTCCTGTTGTGCTTGTACCTCTTTGAGCTACTGCCATATCACCATTAATAATAAGTGGTTTTACATTTGGTCTAGTAACTATTGTGCCATTGTCTGTTGTAGAAACTTGTCCTACAGTATTAATATTTCCATTAGCATCTATAGTTACTTTAGTTGTACCATTAGATTGTATATCTACCGCACCACTTGTATCTGATATTAACTTTAAACCATCAGTTGTATCTGCATTAATTTTACATGTCATAAGATTACCCATCTTTGTCCACTAGGGACGGTTACTGTTATTCCACTTGCTATGGTTATTGGACCCACACTTAAAGCATTTTTACCTGCTGTGATTGAATAGTTAGCCGTAATATCGTCAGCGTTCTCATATATCGCACCACCACTAAAAGCAGTTGCGTTCATTTCCATTACATCGGCACCACCAATTCTAAAGTCTATCTGATCATCTGTATCAGCAGTAATTGAGGTATCGGCATCAGCATCAAGTATAAGCTCTTTGCCGTTTAAATCCATACCATTATTGGGCAGTAATTTACCACCATCTGAACCATCAACAGTTAAGAATGTAGTGTCTGCACCGCCATCAGTTCCTTTCAATATTATATCAGTATCATTACCTTGAGCGTCAATCGTAATATTTCCAGCTGATGTTGCTAAAGTAGAGGCCGCATCACCAGTGCTAATATCATCCAATGCTGTAGCAGTTTCCGCTGCAAATGATAATGTACCACTACCATCTGTTTTTAAAACATGATTCGCCGATCCGTCTGCAGTTGGCATATTAAATGCTGTACCACCAGAAGTCATAATTATTTTACTACCATCTGACGCTATACTTTCGTTTGCATCATGTAATTGTAAAGTAGGCGTTCCACCAGCATCCTCTAACAGAAGACCAGTATCGTGCACATGAGTTAAACTAATCTCATCATTCGCACCAAACGACAGAATCGCACCATCGTGTTGTAATTCTAAATCTTGTGTTAAAGTTACGTCGCCATCCGAACCAATTGATATGGCATCAGTGTCACTGGTATGCCCTATGTTTGTGCCATTTATAATAATATTATCAACTGTTAATGTTGTTAAAGTTCCTAACGAGGTAATATTTGTTTGAGCTGCTGTAGTTAAAGTTACATCAGCTATATAAGTTTTTATTCTTGAAGCTTCACATTTTCTATTAGTGCCACCAGCACCATCATCAACAATAATTAAATCAGCATCTGCTAATCCTGCACCTATATCTGATGCTCCATCGATATCTAAATCTGCTAAAGCAAGAGAGCCATCTGGAAAAACAGGAGCTTGAGAAAAAGTAACTACTCCATCTGAAGCTATCGCTATCGAATCAGTATCACTGGTATGGCCAATATTAGTGCCATTGATAATAATGTTATCGACAGTAAGTGTAGTGAGTGTACCTAGTGATGTTATATTGGTTTGTGCCGCTGTGGTTAAAGTAACATCAGCTATGTAGGTTTTAACCCTAGTCATAGCAGATTTTCTATTGGTGCCACCAGCACCATCGTCTACAATGATTAAATCTGCGTCTGCTAATCCTGCACCTATATCAGAACCACCATCAATATCTAAAGAAGCAATTCCAACCTTGTTAGCAGTAGATATAGTATCTAATTTAGTGTCAGCAATTGCAGCACCTGAGGCTACACTTGCATTTACGACAGCGTTCGCAGCTAATTGATCTGCTCCTACAGCGTCATCTGCAATTTTAGCTTGAGTTACATTGTCATCGACTATAGATGCAGTTACCACTGCACTAGCTGCTAATTGGTCAGCACCAACAGCGTCATCGGCTATCATGGACTGTTCTACTGCATCACTTTGTATGGTCATAGCTCCACTAGACGCTAAACCAATGTCTCCGCTTACCGCTACTTCTTCGTAACTGGTGCCATCACCTACCAATATTTTACCAGACGTTACATCTGGCATAATTAATTTTGCAGGTAAAGTTATATTATTACTTGCATCTAAAACTAAAGATTTACTTGCAGGCATCGTACAAAAAACAAACTTTGTACCTGCTGAGAAGTTAACAGCACTATCGCTGTTTGAACTAGATATTATTGTTGTCCTGGCTAACGTTGAGCTATCACCTGATAAAGTTCCAAGACCCACTTCAAACTCAGAACCTAATTGAATACAGTAGTAAGTAGTGTTGCTATTACCAATACCTGCTGCAAAAGTTTCAAAACCTTGTACCGCACCACCTAAAGCAACTGTGCCAGTACCAGTGGTAGTAGTGCTTTCTTTTACACGGTCATTGAGAACTAAAGCCATGTGTTACTCCTATGCTATTCGTATAATTGCTGCAGAGGATGAAAAAGCTGGAAACTGAATAGTAAATGTTCCCGAGGTAGCTGTCTTATCGCCACCAAAATTTAAGACACATACTGCTGGATCACCTGATACAGTATCATTATAAATCAATGCCCCTCTTGCAGTTAACGTTACTCCTGTAAATGATAAATCGGCAAAATCAACTAGTGCTGTGTCAGAAGATATTGAAGTACCGCCATTAGTTAACGCACTTCCACCTGAAGCATATTGACCTGTATTTGATACTTGGTTATCAGACGTAAACGATGTAGTTGATTTACCTAAAGTAGCATCACTAGTGTAAAGCGACAGTTTAAAGCTATTGCCACCACTTGCTTTAAAGTTATGTGTGCCTTCTAATAATTCTTTTTTAAATGAATTACATATTGCATTGGTTGTTATTGCCATTATCCTGCTCCTTTAACATTTGGTGAAATTGATGGAACGGGTATTCTTGGTTCACCATCTGTATATTGCCCACGTTTTTTGTGTCCCATCTGTTGCATAGCAAACTGCTGTACCTCTTCATTGTACTTCCCTTTGTATAAGTTGTACATATCAGCAGGGCCTTTTAAGTAGCTAAAACACTCAGTTAGCACACCATGTAATAGCATTGATTCTTGATTAATTGACAAAAAAGTCGTGGTTGAGCTATTAAAATGTGGTGGATCTATGACATAGTTGATCTGTACAGTCAAAGCACTTGCGGGTACAGGAGCGATAACAATAGCACTGTCATCCCAGTTTGCATAATACTTTGGTACACCTGTAGCATCTGTTGGGTTAAACTCTGAGATAAAACTAGTATCTCGTTTTTCTAAAAATATACGATCGCTACCACTTGTTACTTGAACTGACCTTAAATACATCATCTCCTCTGGCATACTGAGATATCTTTGTGATGCCACACATGAAGATGTTTTGTAAGCTCTTAAATCATCATAATCAACTTTACCAGCAATATCTAATTCTGTATTACGAATAAATTGATCAATTAAAGTATCCGACAATACATTAGAATCTACTTCGGTATAGTTTCTTACTTGTGTTAAAAAATTTGCGTGTGTAATACTCATGATATAGTTATGGTTACCTCTCCAGTGCTAGCTGTCATTTCAAACGATTCTAATGATGTACCTAGTATATTATTACTTGCGTTAGGTTGCATACTTGAACTATTAAAACCATTGTTAACATATAAAACAAAAGCATCATTATCTTCTTTAGGTCTTGGTCTTGGGTTCTGTAAAGCAACAGCATCTGATTGATGATGTTTTCTTCTTATCTGAGGATGTTTTGCTTCATACTCAGATTTATGCACAAATGCACCATTCCATTCTTTGACCATTTCTTTGTAAGGAAACGCCATACCTGATCTATCAGATATTGCTTTTGCATATTTTCCTTTTGCGTATGGCATAATTACCTCTAGTACAATTTAGTTGGTTTATTTCTACCTAATTTTGTTTTTACTTGAACAAACTTTCCTTTTTTAAACTTTGATGTTTCTTCCGCTTTTAGTTTTTTTTGTATGTAGCTACCCTTTTCTTTTTTACCACTTTTATTTCTTTTGTCTAATGCTTTAACAGTTTTTTTAACATCTTTATCCTTCACTAATTTTTTTAAATCTGTTTCATTTTTAAGAAGCTTATTAGTCATATTTGCTTTATCTGTTTCAGAACCTTTATCAAAATTTTTTTTAATATAGCTGTTCTGTTGACTTTTTTTATGTATTTCAAGTATTTTTTTTATACCTCGTTTCCCAAAACGCAATCCAAATTTAGCTAAATTTACTACACTCATTACTAACTCCCTGATGGATAATAACTTTGTGGTGCTATATACACCGAAGTTCTTTGTCCATCTTCATCTAGTGCACGTTTAAGTTCATCTTCGTAAATCATTTTATTTTGCTGAACTATTGAAGGATTTATTTTCATCGATAAATAGTAAGCAAGTCCCGCTACCATGCAAGGTATAAACCTAAATGCTATATCTGCCTGATTTGTATAAGCACCAGCATCTTCAATACGCTCCATAAAATAATATTTTAAATGAGTATAAGTACTAGCATTAGGTGTTTGATACAAAGTAATTGTGGGTATTGTTTGGCGATCTACATAATATTCAGAGGGTTGGCCTGTAGCGCCCTTATTATTTTTTGACGCATAATCACTTCTTGATATTTTAGTCAAAGATATATCACTAGTTGAACTAGTGGTTCCACTTGAACTACTAATATATGCTTCAAGGATATCACTGGTGTTTGAGGGTGCAGTATAAGTTGCTGTGCCTGAAGTTAACTCTTGCGTTTGCAACGCCACTTTCCACAAGTGCACGCCACGATTGCCCCACTCAGAAAACAAAATATTAAGGCTACGACGAGCAGACTTGAGATCACGGCCACTATTAGTCCTGACAGCACAACGTTCGTAAGCTTCTTCAATGATGTCATCGATATCAAGATCGAATGTAGTTGTGCCTGAGGTTGCCATCTAGCCTCCTAGTATATACCTTTAAAATTGTTGCCTCTAATTGCAGCACCGCCACCACGCAATTTTTTACTTTTAATGGCTTTATCTCTTGAACCCATATATTCTGCTGTACTTGATTCAATACGACCATCACCATCATAATCTTTGTTTGCCATTTTACCCGTATTAGCTTTCATGATACCGCCAGCTTTACGCTGACCAAATCTTTGACCACCAGCATTAGTTGGTTTCTTTTTCCTTGCACCAGCACCAGCACCAGCACCAGCACCAGCACCAGCTTTTTTAAGGGCCTCTTGTCTGTTTAAAGCACTTACTTTTTTACCATCAACAGTGTATGTTTTTAAAGGCGGGTTTTTACCTTCAGGTCTGCCTTTAATTGAACTAGCCGCACTAATTGACTTATCTTCAACTCTACTAGCCGATGGACCTTTCATTTCATGTTTTTTAGCGGCTTTGTATTTTTTACCTTTAAAAGTAAATATTGTGCCTGGACCTTTTGCTAGAGCAACAGAAAATGCTTTACCGAAACCACTTAATGCTTTTGCTTTACCTGCTGGTCCTGCATCACCTGCTTTACCACCAATTCTTGGGTCTATTGTAGTTCTGCTTCTAGCACCACCTGCAAGATTATATTGTGGACCTTTAATTCCTTTTTTACCTGCTGGTCCAGCATCACCTTTAGTTCCACCTATACGAGGATCTATTGTTGTTCGTTTTAATTTACCGCTTCCTTTATTACTTGGTCCTACTGCCATGATCGCCTCCTAAAATTGTATTAATCCACCATAGTATTTTTTATCTATGGTTCTTACATTAACTGGTTTTGGGCCAGTATTACCCGCCTGCCTTTTTCGTTTTACCGCAGAACGTTTCTGCGATTTACTCATCCTTGCTGCTTTAGCAGCTGGAACGCATTTTGGGTATTTACGTTTTGAGGTCTTTGCATTTTTACGACCACATGGTTGATATTTGCCGTCCTTTTTAGGAGCACCGATATCTACCCAATTTTCGTTAGCCCAATCTTTTAAAGCACCCATTACTTAATCAAATCTCCGTAGTAGTCAGATACAAAAGAACCATTTTTAGCGCTTTTGATTTGACCTTTACAGACTTTGCTTGCGTACATATTAGCGTATGCTGATGGGTAAACATCAAATTTACGCTTTGCTGCTGCTTTACCTTTTGGACAAATTTTTCTTCCTTTCTTAGCCATAATATGAGTTTATCAGTTTTAATTCTAGCTATCTAGACCTTGCTTGTTTCTTCTTTTTCTTCTTCTTTTTTTTCTTTTTCATAGGTGGTTTAGATATTTGTTGTGACATTTGAGATCTTGTTATTGACATCTACTATACCTCACTTTACCGTTTTCATCTTTTTCAGCTAATAAATATTCACTTCTATTTCTTTCACCTACATATGAAGCATGCACCCAACCAGAATTAATCTCATCAGGATTGTGAAATTCAAGAATAACTTGATCAAAAGATAAATTTTCGTTAATAAAATCTGCTAATTCTTTATTTGACACACCAGGTATTTCAAAGTCTGCAGCTTCACCTTTGCAATGTTGTGATCGAGAAGAAGAACCAATTTGCATACTTACTTGAGGGGAACGATAGCCAGAACTTATCATGACTGGCTTTTGAAAATAATCTCTTACAGGTTGTAAAATATTATCGCAAAGTTTTTGTAAGCTATCAATGTGTTCCTTGTCGGGATTGTTATCAAAACCACATCGTTCAGCTGTTTGCGATTTAGTTAATTCTGCAAGAGAAAAATTATCAGTCAGCTTCATACAAAAATAAATAAAATTATTAAAATAATTATAATTATATCTCTTATCTTACAACTTCCACAAGTCCAACTGTCTTTATATTTTGTCCACAGTTTATCTACATATTTAAACATTTTTGTTAACATTTCCATCTTCTCCTCGCTTGGCATATGCGCTTGTTAGGTGTTTTACGACAGTTTACATTGTGCATTTTTGCTTGACCAGCACTTCTTGCGCAAAATGATTTTCTTCGTTTTGCCGCTTTACTACCTTTCTTTACATCACCTGTAACAGCAGTTTTTAATTTACTGCCAGGATTCATACGACGGTACGCTTTGACACCAGCTTGTGTCATTCCGGCACCTGATTTAGTAGATCTATAATTTCTTTTATTACGAGCAGGCATGCCTCCCTTAGAGAAGCCTACCAACTCATTTGTATACTGTTCTACACTAATATCCATTTTTAATCGTAGTTTTTAATAAATTCTGCAATGACTGTGTAAGTATTACCTGAATCAGCTGCACCCGGTACAACAAAGTTAACATCACTTTGGTTTGAGTTAGATGAAGTGTTAGCAGGAATACCACCAAATTCTCTTAAATCCCAATAACCTGAATCAACTAATGTGACAATAGGAATATCGCCATCTGAATCTTCAAAGTCTAATCTAGCAAAAGAATCACCACCATCACCATTGGCACAAGACCACCATATTCTTTGTGGGCTTACTGTTGTGACGGATTGTCCATTTTTGTTATCTGCTAATGCAGAGACATCTGCAAAGACTGTGGTACCACCTGTACCATCTGATTGATTGACTATCTTGATAACTACTCTCTTATCGTTTTGTTGTAAGATTGTAGGTCCTGTTACTGTATCTGCCATGTTTCCCTCCTTAATTAAGAAACTAAAATAGTGCCTCCGAAGAGGCACTTAAATCATATTACGCTGCGTAACCTTTAAGTTCAATTAATAATTTACCAGCGGTGTAGTCTGCATCTGTTGCAGCACCAGTTGTTAAATATAAAAACTCATCAGCGGCAGGCACGGCTGTAAAGTATACTTTACTGCCCAGTGTTGCATCACCAGCGTTAACTAATAATGTTTCAGTTAAGTCGCCAATGGCTCCGTCTTCAACCCCTGTGCCTTCTGTCGCAGAATGTACATTGATATCAGGATCACCGCCCGCAGGTGCTTCAAAACATTCCATACTACCTGTTAGAATAGTACCGTTTGTTGCCGCAACAATTTGACCAATGTGACACACTAAAGATGTGCCATTAACACCAATGATGTCGCCAGAACCTGTTGATCTTAAACCTGTAAGGTCAATTAAAATTTGTGTTGTAATAATACCACCTTCTCTAATAACAGAACTTCTGTAAACAGTTCCAGTACCTGTGGTAATACCTGTACCAGCTTCTACTGACATTGTATTTGCATCTAATGATGCTACACCAGTTGAGCTAATACTTGCTTGTGTTGTCCCATCATCCTTAGCACTAATGACTGTAAAGCCACCGACTGATCTGACTGGACCACTAAATGTTGAATTACTCATATACATCTCCTAAATTAATGAATACAGTTCATAGGTAAATCGACTATACACGTCTGTATTCAGTTTATTTGTATAGTAGCTTAATTATACCCAAAAAAAAGGGGACTCGAAAGTCCCCTTAATCTTTCCTCCAAATTACTACTTACGCAGCACCAGGAGAACCGAATATTCCTCTAGGATCAGAGAACCCAAATGAATATCTTTCTCTTGCTTTAAATCTTACATTACCTGTATCGAAGTCACCTTCCATAGCAGTTTTGATTGGTGCTCTAACAAACTGTTTAAGTCCATTAGGTGCATCAGTCATAATGAAGAAAGCATCAGTATCAGTTAAGTAATGATTAACTCTGTAGCCTTGTGGGATCATGCCCATTGAAGCCATAGCATTAATATCGTTATCTGATGTACCGACACGCTGAGGTGTTTTCAATATTCTTTCCGCTGTGAACTGAAGTTCTTTTGGAATGATTAATTTAGCACCTTGTAAAGCAACTTTTAGACCTCTTTCATCAACAAATGCAGCAATATCGATAAGAGATTGCTCAATAGATGTTTCTGATAGGTCAGCAGCTGTTGACAACTCGTTAGCAAATGTACCGCCGTTTGTTAGAGGGTGTACAGCTGAACATAGTTCAACTCCGTCACCACCTGTGAAACTTGAGTTAAAAGCATTGTTAAGCACGTTAGCAGCTTTCACTTGTTTAGTGTTAGCCATTGAACGAGCCAATGCTCTTGTGTAACGACCTGCTAATCTGTCGTATAAATTATCCTCAATTGCTTCTTCTGTAATAGCAAAAGCCATTGCGATAGTTTCGTGTGTGTACCTCGATGTATAACCTTCTTGTGCGGTATCAAATGATACACCTTCACCTTCAGATTTTACAGGAGCCGAACCGAAACCGGATAGGATCACTTCTTCTTCAAAAGCTCTATCAGAACTTTCCGAATCAAAGATCTCACTATGTTCGTTTTCGTATCGGTTATACTCTAGTCCAAAAAGAGCGTTAAGCCCAGGCTCTAACTCTTTGACTAGTTGGGATCTTGAAATAGCCATAGTTAACCTCCTAAGCTAGACCGGCACCTTTTTGGCCGAATATGTGGTTTTGAATGATTACGCGCACATTGGTTGCATCAGCACCGACATCGCTATTTTCAGGATCTCTTGAAACATCGATCGCTTTAATAGGTAAGCCGGCAGTTGTTGCGCCAGTAGTTACATCTAATTCAGCACCGGATATACCAGTTGTTGTGCTTCCAGCTGATGTGTAAACGATATCAAAGTTACCGAATAAGTCAGCTATAGGGAAAGCAGCATCTGCTTGAATTTCGAAAATAACCATTGGGTCATCAATTATAAACGCTTCTATATCAGAAGCATTTGTGCTCGCAGGATAAAAGTTGGAAAAAGTTTCTTTTCCAGTGGATGGGTCTGTGTAGCGACATCCGTTAAAAACACCTACGATTGGAACTGTACCGCCATCGGCATGTACTTCAACAGTTCCGCCAGTGACTTGCATTACCATATCACCTTTGAAAATTGCTGTTCCATAGTTCGCAGCTATTCTATAACGAGTTTGTCCTCCAGTGTAGGGTGTTCCACCTACTCTGCCTACCGGACGCATTCCAAATGCAGAATCTTGGTTTGCCATAATTAAACTCCATAAAATAGTTAAACAAATGTGGTTACAAAAGCTAAAAAATTAAGACTTTCTGTTACCACCAAAAGTTACACGAGATTGTCTGTCAATATTAACAGGCATCTCTGGTCGTTGTTCCTTTAGAATGTCGTTATCAACTGCTTTAACTTGGTCAGCAGTAATTCCTTGAAAATACTGCTTGCGTTGCTCGACAATTTCTTCTGGTATCCTTGCCAACACAAGGCCTCCAACCCCGATTAACCCCTGATGTTTGCCTTCATGGATTACTGGATAGTCATGGTTACCGATTTCATTCTCAACTTCTTCAGCTCGAACAAATTCCCAACCTTCTCTGAGTTTTTTAGAAACATTACCTGAATCCATAAAACCCACACTTTCTACCCTAATCCACCTATGACAATAACCTTGCGGTGCAGGTGGTGCATCTAGACTTGATGGTGGCGCCCAAGGTTTATTACGAATATCCTTTTTCTCTTGGCTCGCGCGTGAGGTTTTCTTTACTGTACTTTTAGTCATAATCTACTCCTTCACGAATTTCGCGTATTCTTCTAGTGGCACCCCTAATTTTTTAGCTATCGCTACTTGTGAACGGGTGAGTTTCACGGTTCTGCGTCCTTGCTGTTTACGCCCCGCCGAGGCAACAGTTTGAACGGGTTTTTTATCTTCGACAAATTTATGAGGGAAATATTCTCTCATAGTCTTATCTATTTCATCATAGTATTCATCAGAGGTTGGGTCAACACCCTGTTGAACAAGTTCTTTATGTTTTTCAACAGCAGCACCCGTCATAACAGTATCATTGTTAAACCAAGTATTTTTACTAATCCAATTTTCTGCTTTTGGATCTACTGCTGGAGCTTGAGGAACAGCTTCTTCCGCCTCAAGCTCTTTTACTTCTTGCTCTCTTTGAGCTAACTTAACTCTAGCTTTTTCTTTTTCAATTGCTAGTCTTGTCAACTCATCATTAGCCTCAACCATTTTATCAACGTCGCCATCAGCTGTTGCAGTCGCTAGTTTAGCTTTCACTTGTTCTCTTTGAGAATCAACTCTTGCATCAAACTCTTTTAAATGATTATCCTCAACAGAGTTTAAAGTGGATTTAGTTGAATTATATTTGTCTTGTAAACCTTTAGCATAATCAAGAGCAGCTTTTTCTCTTCTTTCTGCTTCTCTCATTTTACGAGTTAGTTTATCAATTCTTTTTTGCGTTTTTTCTGATACATCTTGTAAATTATCTTCACTTTTAGGCTCTTCGATAATTTCAGCTTTATCGTTATTAATTGGATCTGTGTAACCTAAATCAACCTCAGGGGTTGCGGTAGATTCTTCAGTTGTAGAAGGTTGTTCCACATCAATAGAACTTTCTTCAATACCATCAGTATCTAATTCAACATCTTGTACTTGTGCTTCTGACATATTTTACTCCTAAAATAGTGCGAGGATATCCTCGGGTTTTTCAATTGTACCTATAATCTCATCATCATTAATAATTCTGTGTTCACCAAAACTAGTTTTAAATCTTGCTCCAGCATATCTACCGATTACAACAAACTGGCCTTCTTTACACCAAGGTGTTAAAAATTTTTCTGTGTCTGTGTAGCACATGTTACCCATTTTTACCACATATCCAACTACTGAGGTCATTTCAGAAGTTTCTAATGTTTGTTCTGATAATGCGATACCACCTTTAGTTGTTTCAGCCATTTTCCACATTTTAAGTAAAATACGATAACCAACTGGGTCAGGTAATCGATTCATGTGTTTTATATAGTCTTGTGTTGGTTTTGGAACTTCTTTTTCAGACGGTGAATTGACTTCATCTTTAATGTAGTCAGGTTTTATGATGTTTGACTTACTTGTCATGTATTCTCCTCATTTTTTTGCAGGTCTTTTAAATCCTGAAGCAGTGCTTCATATGCACCGATCTTGCCTTTAGCATATTGTAATTGTTCTAAGTTGTCTACCCCATATACGATATGATCTTTAGTTTCATCAACTCTTTTTCTAATAAAGTGAATCAGACTTTGAATTGTATCTGGATCGTGCATTTATTTTTTCTTCTCTGGTGCGTATAAATTATTAAATGTGTATTCCCAATCCATGTAACTGTCGTGCGCTTCTGCTTTATGTGTCCATTGTGATGGAATAAAATCTGGTGGACCATTCCCAGTCACCCACATAGCAGGTGAAGTCACGCGTACGCGATTATTAGGTAAGGCTACAAAACAACCTTTCCACGGACCTTCAGTCAATGCTAGTACATGTGATTGTTTATGTTGTGCTGGATCATCTGCTATTTCACTGTTTGTGTAATCTACAGTAAAATAATATTTAGCAGTATAGAATTCGTTTTCAATTCGAGCTAACCAAGGACTTGAACTAGTTCTATCAAAAATTACAATTGAATGATCTCTAGAAGATACATCCCAAGGTTGAGCTATATGTGTTGGCATGGGTGGTGGTATTTCATCTAGTGGTTCATCTTCGACCAATGCAGTAATTGGCATACGCGCCCACATTGCACCACCATGCGGATTTTCCAAACGATTCTCTTCATCTTCACAACCAGTAAAGATAACTTGAAAACTTAAACAACGATCTGGGATACAGTTAACTGCGATAACATAACAGTGTAGAAACTCACCGTGATAAGCACGATGGTTATGTGTAAATTCTTTTCTGACCCATGCCTTTAAAACTAAAGGTATGTTCGATATTAAATGTGACAAATTTAACCCTTTGTTATTTTGTATCCCATTTTTCTAGCAGCTGCTCTTAAACCGGCAACTGACATTTTAGCTCCGCCTTTAGCATAACCTTTTGCCATCTTACCACCCATGGCTTTCATCATTTTAGCTCCGCCTTTGGCATAACCTTTAGCCATTTTACCGCCTCTAGCTTTTAATGGTTTTGCTGGTTTTGCTGGTTTTGCTGGTGTTAATCCTTTTTTCACTTTTGGTCCTACTGCCATGCCTGCCTCCTAACGTTTAAATTTACCGATTGATTTTAAACCAAAACTGGCACCAATGGAAGCCATTATAGACCATTGTAACCATTCTGGAAATGTAGCTAAAAACTCTATGCCCCTAGCAACATAGGGTTGAAAATAAGGTATAAAGCTAAAAATTATTATAGCAATAAAACAAATAGTCCAAGCTTCATCCTTCCACGAATCATCACTTGCCTTTGCCATAGCGGTTTCCCATTCGACCTTACCTTCCGCCACCTTTTTTTGCACTGCAACTTTAGCATCAATCTCTGCGATTTTTAAATTACTTTTAGCAACCGATTCTTTACTCTTGTGTTCAAAATAGCCCCCTACAGCCTTCGATAATCCAGATACAATTAAACCTACCATTATTTGACTCCTATAAATTTTTGACCTTTGACTTGAATAGCACTAACTCCTTTGTAAGGACTTTTTGCACCTACATCACGAAATGGACAACCACCGTTTTTTAAACCTTGTGGGTTTGGTCCTCGTTTAGGTGGTACTGTTTTACTTAGTTTTTTCATCTTTACCAGTGTCCTGTTTCAATTTATCACGCATGATATCTAATTTATCATCTGCGACTCGTATTCTTTCTTTACCAGCATCTTCACTGTCTTCACGTTCCATTTTATCTAAATCAATTCGTTGGTCAAACTCATCTGCTTTTCTCTGTTCTTGCACTAAGAATTCTTCACCCTTACGTTGCATGTCAGCAGCACGCATATCTAACTCTTGTTGCTTCAATCTAACCAATGGATCATCAGCAGGCTGCTCTTGTTCAACTAATTCTTCTGTCAATACTTGTATTCTTTCTGCATGCACGCCATCAAAAATCTGCCTAAACCCTTCTGGATCAGTTTGTTGTAGTTGCATTACATCAGGTTGTTCTTTTTGAATTAAAATTAAAGATTGAGCCTTAGCTTTGAAAGATATGTGTTCACTAATGTGTGCTTGTAATAAAGCATACACTTGTGGGTTCATTTGTACCATTCTGGTTTTCATAAACGCCATGTGAGCAAAAATATGCGCATCATGGTTTTGAAACTCAAATACTTTAAGAGGTTTCATAGCTAAAGCGTCTGCATTTTCTAATGCAGGGTCTTTTGGTTGCGGTTCTTCTTGTTTTTTAAGCAAAGTGTTAATGTCTTTTGTACCTAATGCTGCATAAACACGACGATATGCTTCATGTATATTGTGCATTTGCGGATTTGACTGAGCAATTTGCAATTGTGTCTGTGCTAAAGTCACTCTTTGCGACATTGAGAAGATATTTGGATCTGCAACCGGTATTACATCAACTTCTGGACTAAAATCAGCCTGTTTTACCATTCGATCACCACCATAAACCGCATATGGGTACACTGGAGGCAGATATGAAGCAAAAACATTGTTCAAAAGTCTAAATTCTTGTCGCATTGCGTAGTAACAACGCTTATGTATGGCACTCATGACCCTTGAACCACGTTCTAAAAGAGCAACAGTCGTACCAACTGCTCTATTTTTACCATCTTCACCCACTTGCATGTCTGCAATTGCTGCAAAACGCTGTCCAGCTTGTACTACAAAGCCTAAAAGTTGAAATAAAGTTTGACTTGGCTCTTTAAATGGTAATTGCATGAAAGAATCTTGTATTCTTCCACCAACAATATCAACATCTCTGAACTCACCTGGTTGAAAGGGCTGATCATCATCACGAATACGCATACCACGAGTTTTAAAACCAGCTGGTAGGTTAGCTAATGTACCTGCATCTAGTAATTGTCTTAACGATGCAGTAGCGGTCTTGCTCAAACCACCAATCATGTGTATTAAACCAAAACCATAGAAACCTAAACCAGGTAAAAATTTGTAATGCACAAAAAATTCTTTGCGTTTAAGTAATGGATCATCAGGTTCAAAGTTACGATAGATAGATAATATTTCTCTTGAACCTTCGTCTAAAGTTACAATGTAAGGTATCTTTATATTTTTTTCATCGCTCTTGTTTTCAGGATCTACTAAATCTAAATCAACATGCATTTCTAAAACATTAAATTGGTAATCACCGTCGGCATCACCTGAACGATTTTGACCACTTAACTCATTGTATTTATCTTGCACTTCACTATCTTCCATGCGACTAGGTAGAATATCTACATCACGATAAAATCCTATTTGTTGTTTTTTTAAAATATCGTTTTCGCTCATACGAACTAGATGTGTAATACGCTCACAGTCTTTTAGGTCTGTAGCATAGTAAGGCACGACTAAATCTTCCGCAGGTACAAATTTTGATATTGCTCGTTGTAATACATCATCAAAATAAACTTTTTTAAATGCAGATCCAGCAAGTGGTAAATAAAATAATAATTGATCAAAATCAGGAGTGTATTCTTCCATCTCCTCAGTAATCATATAGTTCATAAATTCTTCAACACGTTGTGCTTGTGCTTCTTTTTCTGGTGTCAAAGCACCAACGACTTTTGAACTAACCGGTCCATCAGAAGGTAACAATTCTTTGTAAGCTTGCGCTTGAAATTGAGTCACTGATTCAGCAAGCATTGGATGAGTCACTGAACTAGCGCCTTGAAAAGGACCGCTTTCATTATTGTATTTAAAACCTAGTAAATCTAAACCAGAAGTGTACGACTTTTCCCAATCACTTCTTGATTCTTTGTCTTTTTTGTAATCGGCGAGTAATTCATTAGCCATACCAGCTAGTATTCTTTCATCCATACCTTCAGCAAGATTGACATAAAAATCCTGAGCCTCTTCTTGCACTTGCTCTGGTTCAACAGCTTCATCTGTAATTTCTACATCAACAGGTTCAACTGCATCTACTTCTTCTTGCGTTACTTGAATATTGTCTTCAACAGCCATGATTAAGTCACCTTTGTTTTTTTGTTTTTTCCTAGTTTACATTTAACTTGCACATATTTCCCAGTTTTTGCACTCATAGGAATAGCAGTAGGGATAGCACCTACTTTTTTTAACGGGTTAAACCTTGCTGTGCTGTTAGCAAGTAACCTTTGTAGCGATTTGTTTTTAGCAGCTATTTGCCTAATACCAGCAGTGGCTTTCTTCTGCTTTCTTTCGCTGTATAATTCTTTTAATCTTGGGTCTATTTTTGTCATATTAAAATTCTACCACTTAAATATATCAACTACCAGACCACCTGTTTTCTTATATAACTTAAAGGGTTTACTCTTCATTTCAGGGGTTATTTTTAAGCCAAATACTGGGTAATATAGTTCTGGATCATCAGCGTCCATTTCAACTATTCTCCCGCTTTTTTGTCTAGTAAATCTTTCCGCTTCAAGTCTAGTCTTAAATGCAGCAAGATGCTCCGTATTAGCATAAGTAAAAGTTTCTTCGCCAGCGTCAAAACCACCATCCTGTATTACTTTAAATCGTTTTTTTGGATCTGATTTAGCCACTTGAATAGTTTTAGCTTCAGATTTATATTGTTTTGCTAAGTCTTTTAAAATTTTAGGATAAGTTGCTGTTTGGTTTGGGTTAGTTTTTTTACCTTGGAGTTCATAATTTTTGTAACCGGCTGTACCTCTAGCATTACCATAGTTTAATAGACTACCCAATTGTCTGTCTGGTCTTTTTTTCAAAGAAACCATTTCAGCTGGATTGATAGCTACGTAGTCAACATCATTTCGTGCAGCTTGTTTGACTAAATATTTTAATCCGTGCGCGCCATAACCTCTTTCAGTATCCAACATAGGTTGGAAATGTACAGAAGATTCGTTGTATTTTCTTTTTAAATCTTCTACGCTCATATTACCCGTTTTAGGATCTTTTTGCATTGCACTTATTTCATCAAACTCTTTAGATAATTTTGCATATTCTTTTGATGCCGCTGTATCAAATCTACCGGTAAGCGCTGTTTGATTTGCTATTAAATCTTCCATTTCATAATATTTTTCTACACGTCTGTCTTTAAAAAGTGATTGTAAAAAATCAGCGTTAGTTGGATTTATTCTTGGCTTATCGTATTTTGGATCTACTACATCTCTATTGCTTTTTAATATTTTATTAGCTGACTGTTGTACATCTGCTTGCAGCTCATCCAATACATAAACTTTTTCATTAGAGTTGCCCTGTAAGGATCGTTTACCATAACGAATGTGATACAACTGATTATCTGCAATATTGTCATAGTGTTTATTTCTAGGTTTTTGAAATTGAGATCCAAACAAACTTTCACCGGTAGGTCCACCTTTAGGGTTTTTAAAATAAATTAAATCTTCAAAATATTCTTCTGGACCATAAAGACGATAATTTGCCTCTTGGCTGTATCTGACCGAATTACCCATACCTATTTCTTTTTGTAGCACACCAACAAAATTGTCAAATTTATTCATTAAAGGCCCAAGGGTACTATCAAACGGTATACCCAAATCATCAAACCTTTCTTTTTTAACACTTAACCCACTAATGGCTCCTCTCATTGTGTTTAAAAATTCACTATCAAGTTCTTTACCTGGAGTAGAACTAGCACCAAAATTCCTAGCTTTAAAATCAGTACCTTTGGAGTAGTAGTATCCAACTAAGTCATCAAGGTCTTCTTGTAGCCTCACTGCATCTGCATTGATGGGTACATTAGGATTCTTTTGCCTAGCTATATCATTTTTATTAGCTAGGTCATCGACTTGTTTTTTTACTCTTGCTATTACATCATCAAACTCATCAAAAAAATCTTCGGCTGCTGGTTTAAAATCTTGACTATAGCCCATGCGAATATGTGCGGTGTTGTGTGCTGGAGATTTAGCTACCATCTCTAATAATGTTTTTGCCGATACCGGTACCTTTTCATCTTGTGCCAGTTTAAGGTAACCACCTATTAAATTATTTTTCTCATCAAAGTAAGCTATGTTGGTATCCGCTAACTCATCTCGCGTTACATTTAATTTTACGTCACCTATCTTACCGACTTGTCCTTTTTTAAAATAATCTGCCCACGCTTGAGCTGGTGCTTGATAACCTTTTTTTCTACCCATGTTTGGAAAAGTTGCAATGGCATCAAACAAAGCAGAGCCGTGCACACTGACATCTGTATCAGGAGCCGTGTTGCGTCCTGCTAACGTTAAAGGATTATCTGCCACTCTTTGTTTAATATCATCGACAACATTGACATCGTAATCCATTTGTTCACGAGCCTCTTTTTGCCTTTTCTGTAACGCCGTTAACGTTTCATCTTCTGGAATAATTCTAGCGTTGGATAATTCATTTCCTTTGGTTGCGGGCAGATCAGAAATCTCATTTTTTGGTTTCATTAAACCTTTAATGCCTGAATAGATTTTTTTACCTGCACGACCAATAGGGGTTTTTGCTGCGATGCCGGTAATGATACCCGCACCGATACCAAGTGCACCTAGATTTTCACGATTCTGTTCTTGAATTGTTTTCTCTTGCTCTGCCATACGCTCTAGTAGTAGTTATAGGTTTTCTCAGGACGATCTTCATCATCTTTATAATCTGAGTATAACTCAACAAAGTTTCCTTGTCTGTATCGTAGTATTGCCTGAGTCGTGGAATCAACATAGTCATCATTGGCGCCATGCGGAAAGGCGGCACATTCGTCAATCACATCTTCTGCAAATTTTTCACCATACGGATACCACACGGCTCCACTTTCAAAGACGGGTGCACAACTGTTAACTCTCGTATGTTTGTCATTTCCTCTGGTAGGCGTGAATGGTACCACTGGAATACCCATTCTTCTAAACTCCTGGGTCAGTGGTTCGCCAGACGCTTTTTGTTCGACAATAATGGTTTCAGGTTCCCAATACTTTTGTGCATCGAGAGCCACGGCTTTAAGTTCTGGAAAGTCATACTTACCGCGAATGGCATCGAGTAAAATAATATTCGGTGCCCCACCTTCTTCTGGAAAAAATACTCCCCAAGTGGTAATTGCAGAATAGTCAGCGGTTTCTTTTTTCGAGAACGCCGTATCATAACTTTGAATAACATGTTGTAACATAGGTAAAGTATCTTGTTCCCACGGCTGCCACCAGTCGCGTTTGATAATAGCGCCTTCTTCTGAGGTTGGTTCTTGCATGTATTGTGCTGACCAGTTTCTAATTGGAATAGATGCTTTGATTTTTTCTAGCTCTTCTAGCTCCCAATATTCTGGCCACACTGGGTTCCCTGAGTCGAGGATCGCTGGAAACGAAACTTGTTTCCATGAATCTGCTTTGGGTTCGGTTTGAGCCTTCAAGAGCCTTCCCGTTAAATCGTCCTCGGCCCATCGGGTCATAACAACTAGGATCGAGCCTCCTGGTTGTAAACGTTGTCTGGGTCCTGAAGTGTACCAGTCGTACGCACGTTCCATGGCAGTGTCCGACATAGAATCTTGCTCCGTGTGGGGGTCATCAATAATCAATAAATCCGCACCACGGCCCGTGATGGACGAACCAACTCCAGCAGCATAGTATTCACCACCTTGATTAGTTTCCCATCTACCTTTGGCTTTGGAGTCCTCACGCAGTTTCACATCACCAAAGATTTGTTTGTACTCTGGTGAGTCAATAATGTTACGAACCTTAGCTCCGAACCTTGCGGCAAGTTCTGTATTGTGAGAAACCTGCATAATTTTTAATTTTGGATACTTACCAATAATCCAAGCAGGGTAGTAAACAGATGCAAATTCAGATTTAGTATGTCTAGGTGGCATATTAATTAAGAGCCTCCCTTTTCTTTGGTCTGCGATATCAGTAAATTCTTTAGCTATAATCTGATGATGGCCCCACTGGCTTGGATCTTTTGATTTTCTACAAATAAAATCGGGCCAGACTTCTTGAACAAAAGCTAAAAAATTATCCTGACAAAGCTTTACATGCTGTATCCAAAGCTTTTCTACTTCGAGCCTCATTTGTTCTGTGGTCATTAGGTCTGTCTGCATAAGCTAATTATAACCATATCTAGACTTTTTGCTAGTATGTGCATCTATGAAATAGGATATATAAGAGGTTTTTGCTGTAAGCTGGGGCTTGTGCGTGGCGTGTGATAAAGAGCATCAAAGCATATTGCATCTTGGATTGAGCCTTGTAAATCATAGGCAAAAAAAATGCGACTTCCTTGTCGCATTAAACTTCTAGCAAGTTTTAAGACTAGTCTATTCTCTATCTCCTACTATTTTTTTCATTAATGGTGAGACACCTACAGCAATATCATTCAACATGTCTTGCGATTGAGCTGTGCCTTGATATTTTAATAGGCTATCCATAATTACTTTTTCAAGTAATGCAGAAAATACAACATAGTTAACTTTATTATCTTCCATGAATTCTGCTACTTGCGATTCGTTAACTTCTGCTACTTGATTATTAACAAATTGTACTAAGTCAAAGTTAGGCATTATTCTTCTCCTTTAATAGTTAGCTCATTATAAGATGTAATAGTAGTATTACCTATTAACAATTCGTCTATTGTACTGTTAGCAATAACACCCATGCTTTTTATAGTCTCAATTACATTTTTGTAATCAACAGTATTTCTGCATTTAGGTGTAAGGTAGAAATTAATTGCAACATCATCAACATTGATTGCAATCGTATTGCCTTTTGATTTTTCAATAATAGCTAAAACATTTTTTCTACTATCTTTATATAATGCTTTATCACTATCATGTTGAGTTTTAAAATCTATGAAAGATTGCAAATATTCTCTTTCATGTTTTTTAAGTAATGCAGTTTTAGTAACTACAAATTTTTGGTTAAGATTTTGTAAATTCATATTTTTACTCCTATTGGTTATTAATAAAAAACTTACTCTTATATATTACTCCTATTATCTCCCATGTCTACCTATATATAGCAAATAAGTGAAATTAATTTTATGCAGATGTAGCAGGAATTTCTCTGCAGGAAGCTTCCGTATGTATATATAAGATCCCCCAACCCCCGACCACGCAACGGCGGGACGGGGAACAGAGTATGGAAAGACGAGCTATGGACGAAGCTGGTGTGTGCCCCGGTAACCTTCGGCTTTATATATAAAGATCAGAAATCGAGAGCACGCCACGGCGGGACGGCGGGGGCTTCAAAAGAAATGTGCAGCGGTGAAGATCAGACCAAGCAAGAAGAGTCCTGGCATCCAGAACGCCAGGACCAGGAAGACGCAAGCGAGAAACATGAGTATGCCCATCACACATCGGCGTCGGGACGAGCTTCGGTATCAGCCTCACCCTTAGCATCAGACTCTGGCACCGGATCTTGGTGCTCCGGTATCTCTATGACCACGAAACCATCACGCTCAGTCACAACGGCGTTGGGATTCAATTGTAGCAGTGTATCAATTAACATTTGTACCTCCCTTCACGGTTCTTGAGATCTTTTTTATCTTGCCAATCTAGAATGATCAGCAACACGAGGGCCACGGCCATGGCACCGAAGGCAAACCCTATAATAAATGTTGTAAGCATCTGTTTCTCCTTTGTTGTTGTTTAGATCATCAGTGTCCCATGTATCCCCATACATGTCAACATTATTACAACCATGAGCAACTTTCTCAGGACCTGGTGATGCTATCCTTTATATATAAAGACAAACTGGATCGCTTCCCAAAACGGGACGGCGGGAGCAGACAAAAAAAACCCCCGAGCCGAAGCTCAGGGGAAAAAGTGAGGTTGTATTAACTTAACCGATAATCAACCCCTTCGAGACGGGAGACGGGGGTGTTGTCTCCCAATGAAGTCCTTTTCAGTCCTAAGTTACCTTTAACATATCTCAAAGCCCCCTGACTGTCTACAAAAATCTGCAAAGTCTTGAACATTCTCAACACTAAACGGATAACTGTCGTCCCACGACTTTTGGCTATAAAGATTCTCCCACTCTTTATTTTGTATTTCTGGATAATTAGTTGGAGCTATATCTTTGTTACCAGTCAGCTTGATTACACTTTCACGCAAAGCACTCATTTTTTCTTCAATGCCTTTGTTGAACTCTTCAGCTTCTGCCATAGACTTTTCAACTATCATCTGATATTCAGCAGTGTGTCCTTGCTTGATTAAAGCTTCTAAAGTGTTGGCAATTCTAATAGCTGTATCTTCATCAACTTGATGACCACTATTCTCATGCCAACGACCGTACTCATCTTCAGAAATCTGATCAGTATTCTCATACACATATTGAGCTAGTCTTCGCCACCACCAAACATTATTGCGAAAGTACACACCTTTGTTGGCATCTTCATATTTCTCAGATTGCTCAAAGTATGCTTTTTTTTCCTCGCCTGATGGATTAGTGTCCCAATCAATCTCAGGCTTTACGCTATCTTCTCGTATTGTTGGATTCAATCCATATACATCAAAACCCATAATCATATCCTCTCTTTTTTGTTTACTTACATCTCCCATGATATCAAAGATAACAAGAATGTAAAGACATTATCTGTAAACAAATTACCTTTATGCTTGAAGCATCTGAAGGAGGCCCGGAAAAAACCGGGGTATCCTATCCTTATATATAACAGACCAAGATCCGTCGGGACGGCGGGACGGCGGGGCGTGAGCCACAGGCTTCTCCAGCACGGAGGCGTCCTGGTTCACGGATCCTGGATGCCAGGGCTTTTATATATAAAGAGCAACGGGACGGGACGGGGCAACGGGACGGCGGGACGAGCTTCAGGAAGGAGGCGTCGGATCCTGGGGATGGGATGCCTGGATCAATATATTATATAAGTTATCGACGGCAGGACGGGACGGCGCGGGACGGGACAGCGATACTGCGACGCCTGGCTCACGGATCTCGAGAAGTTCCAGCTCGGTCTGCGAGGCATGCACATTAAGAATACGGACGATACCACCCGCCTGCTGATGATTTAAATGCCAGTTAACCTGAAACTTAGACAGCCCACAATTCTTAGCATTTGTTGCTTTCAATTCTAGCCAAAACGAACGGCCTTCAATACAGCCATAAACGTCAGGAATTCCGTTGATTGTAGAGGATTCTATACGAGTTAAATGCCAGTTCTTACGACCTTTCTGAAGCTGGTTAATTCTTTTCCACAATTTAGCTTCTTTGGTAGCCATACAGGGTGCTATATCTTTATAAGTTAATTTATTATACGATTATATCATGGAACAAAAAATGGACAAATACGGAAATTTAACTATATCACTTTTTGATATTTTAGATCAACAAGATGACGCTAAATTTATTTATTTTTATTTAGCGTTAGATAGACCAATAAAAAAAATTATTGAAAATGCTTTTTATGTTGCATACACCAAAAAATTATTAGACAGAGATAATCCAGACATAATTCACCATGAAGAAAATGGTGTGACACATATTGAAGTCCACCCACAAGACATCATAAAAAATATAGAAATTATTAAAAAAATTTTAGCTACTGATGTGTTTGAAGATGAAAACGAATAAACCAAAATATCCACTATATATCGTAATATGGAAAGACCATACTGGTAATGCTTCTTGGCAGAGTGTTGAAGAAATTCACAAAGAAAAATACATAATAGCCTACAGTATTGGCTATCTATTATCTGAAGATAAAGAATGTGTAAAATTATGTAATACTTACACCTCTGATGGTGGTTGGGGTGGATTAGATCTTATTTTAAAATCTTGTATTGTGGAGATGTTCGAATTAGAAATACTTGATTAATCGTTGCCCTGAACAATTATAGTATTAGCTCCAATTTTATCTTCAAGTTCTTTTAGTCTGTTTTCTAATTGTTCTCTACTCATGCCCTCTAAAGTATTGTGAGTTATTTCCTTCTTATCAATGTACTGACCAGCTAACTGGCCTGATCTGAATTCAGCATTTATAGCGGCGGTATATTGACCTTTCTTTTCACTACCGTCGCGTAACCTATCCAGTATTTTATATCTTCTTAACTTATCTTTCTCGTATTTAGCCTGTTCCTCGCTTAATCTTCTTTCTAGGAATCTACACACATGTGGATTTATTTCAGGATTTGTAAGTCTACTACCTAAGACCATAGCTGAATTTTCACTTTTTGAACTATAGCCTGCTTTAATAACAGCATCTTTCTTGGAGATTATACCCCAGTCAGCAACTAAAGCGTTAACAAACGCTACTTGTTTTTCAGTTAAATCATCAAATGTTTTCATTGTTTTTGGTTTACTTGGCACCTATGCACCTCCTTACAAATAATATTTTAAATAAAATTTCCATAGTCGCCTCCTCTGTTTTCCATAGTTTTTAAGGAATATTCCTAGTAAGCTATTGTCTATAATCCTATTCATACAGTGTTTTCCATACTTTCCTTAATTCCTAGCTCTATACAAATAATATTTTTTATTTTTTTTGTATAGAAGTGCTTAGGTGTAAATTATATCCTTTTGTCTCGTCATCATGTCAGTTAATTGCTCATCGGTAACATTATAAACAATTGCTTGAGTTATCAATTGTTTTATTAATCCCTTTTTGTCATCAAAATACTCTGTATTCGGCTGTCTGTATTGTGCATATAGGTTGTGTAGCTTTGTTTCGGAGATCTCCTCTGTCTCTGGTCGTACGCCGATGAGCCGTACGCCGGTAACCGATAGCACCTGGTCCTTGATCCGATGTACCCATTCCTTGCTCCTACCAATCTTTATGTACCCTTGTTCATTTTCTAGAAAATATATGGTTGCCGGTGTTCTCTCCACCTCAAACAGATCCTCGTAGCTTTTACCTTCTTTCACTAAAACATCACACTCCTTGACCCTGGTTCGTGCTTCTTCAATCGTCATAATAGGCCAGTAACCTATGACCTTTGATTTATGTACTTTATTGTATCCGTAATCAAATATAAAACTATGCGTACCTTTCTTTGATGCACTGACCAGTAAATTTTTAGTCAAAGCATCACGCACATAAATATATTTTACTTTTAAAAAATCAGGTTGCCAATTGTTTAAAAATTCTTCCGTCACTAAAACAGTCAAATCTTTAGTAGTTTTTCGAACCATAACACATTCTCCTTACTACCAAGCTACTTGAATACTCTAACAAAATCAACAAGGTGCAAAATTAGCGTACTTTCATTCAGTTAAAAAAAAAAATAATCTCGCACCCTATGCCAATACTGATAAAAAAACAGTGCTGACATATTCCGTTGATGTTAAAAAAACTTCTTCTCTTAACGTGTTGACTCTTTTCCTAGTCATGCGTTGTTTTTCTTTATCAGGCAGATTTTTCATGCGATTATAAAGTTTGTCATACTTTAACCACATTAACTGACGCTTGGTAAAACGTACATTTTTTTCTTTTAACGCTTTGACATAAGCTTCTTTAACTATGTCTGGTTCGAGTTCCGCGCAGATACAAACATTGATAAAGTCATCACACATCGAGATAATCCAGTTATGTGCTCTTAATTTTTTAAGTGAGTTCTTACGATCCGAATGTTTAACAAAAGTATCTTCAAAAGCATTAAGAATAACACAGCGCCAAAGTTTCGCTTCAGGTGATAATTCGTCCTGTTCTAATATGTTACGAGCCAGGTTAATGCCAATGGCTCTTAATAGATCGGTTGATGCTTTCACTAATGTCCGTATGCCCTAATTAAGTAACCTATAATTTTTTCATATACCTTGAGGACACTTTTATCACACTTTATTTCCTTTTGAAAGTTATAATCTCCAACAATACCAGCAATAAACTCGTGTTTATCTTCACAAGACATCTTATCTACATCCGCTAAAGAAAATCTGGCAAAATCCATATCTAAGATTTCTTCCCAGTTTAAATCTACTTTTTCTAATTTTATACCCATACTTTAATTGTATTGGTAAAATTATCATTGGTCTACCTTCTTACCGCCTTGTAAGACTTTTAATGTTTGTTTTTCTGCTTTTAAAGGTTTTAAAGTTGTACTTGTTTTCACATCTTTAAAAATCTGTTTTGCATCTGCTTTGAAGTCATAAACATCCGCATGGTCAGACCCAGCGTCATAACCAAATTTATCGCCCATCAAAAGTTTAGCTAAAGTATTGACATAAAGTAAATATTCTTTTTGGTTTTTACAAGTTACGCTTAAATATATTAATAGGTATTTTAAATCATTCATTTTTATCACCGTAAGATCCTTCAAAAGTATGTTTCCAACCAACATGACCGGTACCTTCACAATATTTACATATGTTTAATAATTTATCGTTGCCGACAAATCTGTCTTTTTCTGGTGTAAAATATCCATTGCCTCTGCACTCAGGACAAAGAACATAAACTTTCTCTGGTGTACTCATAAAACCACCCTATCGTTACTGGCTGCTTTTAATTCTGCAATTTCTTTTTTCTCCGCCCTCTTTGCTGCAATGGCTTCTGATATTAAAATATCTAGTTGATCACTAGGGGATCTTTTTTCTTTCTTACAATATTTTTTATACTTTTCGTATACATCTAAGCGTATCGCTACGCTTTTCCATTTAGTTGTATCCATAATAACAATCTCCACTATGTTAAATTAATTAATAATTGTTATTCGTCTTCCGTGATTCTATTTTTTTGTTTTAGTAAAAAAAATTATAAAAAACTAAACCTATTACCACCATTGATAGTTTAGGAAAAACAATAAGCATGAGGACAGCGCCACCTAATAGGTACAATATCCACATGATTAGCGTTTCTCTAATTCATCATCAATCAAAGATCTAACTATTTCCGTGCTATCGTATTTATCAAAAGAATATTCTAAATTTTTTATTAGACACATAGCATCATCTCTTGTTTCTTCAGTCGTTCTTGATAAAATTTTATCAACGTGCTCTATCATGTCTAAAAACAAAACAGATTTACTTTTTAAATTAATCTGCATTTTCTAACCTATCCCTGATAGCTTTTGTTTCTTTAATTAATTCTTCTATAGACACACTTTGTCGTCTGGCTATAGTTATAGCAAGATATTCATGATGACTTTTATTTCTTGTCATAGATTCTTTATAAAAAGCATGATACCACTCAAGCATTAATTCCAAGTTAGAAAAATACTTTAAAAACAAAGGATTTTCTTTAGTGGCTTTTTTAAATTCTTCACCTATATTTATATCATCCATCATCTTCTTCCTCTTGTTGTTGTTGATCTAGTAGTTCTTGATGTGCCCAAATAGCATCTTCATGAAGTTCTAGTTCATCAGAAAGTTCATTTAAAGTTTGTTGACCACTTGCACTCATACGTTCAAGCTCCCAGTACAAGTCGTCAACTAGTTTCCAAATCCTTGTCTTTTCTGGCTCAAGCATCAAAGTTTTCCTCGCTTACAAAAAGCTCTAACTTGCCTACATAATTACCGTTTATATCTAACAATCTATTTTTAATAGACTTGTCAAATTTTAAATTTGACATTGCTTTGTTTAAAATGCGTTGAACTTCTATATCATTTTCATCAAATGCTTCGTTCTCAGTAACCATTTTAAGACATAAAAATATTTCTTTTGACATTATAAGTCTCCAATTATTTTAATTAATAAATATAAGGCCTCGTTTTTCGCATTTTCAGCTTAGGTGAGTCGCGGATCCGTTTATACGCTTTCACTCACTACCTTATATAATTTACTTTAATTAGCGGAATTCAAATCCACGCTCATCAAGTATTATCCATTATCTGATGTTTTATGGGAGATGTCAACAGAAATAATTGCGTGTCCTATAAACCACGCTATCTGTGGTACAATGGCGTTACCTAGTCCTTTGATTCTTCCAACTCTACCTTTGTCCAGTTCATAGGAAATCCCATCAGGAACTCCACAAAGTTCGGATTGAGCTTGCCACCAGTTTTCTTCGGCAGTGAATTGGAAAGCATCTTCTGCTTCGCTGTATCCATGTTCTTCCAATCTGCTGCTTGAGGTGTCGGATACTGTTCCTGTCTCATCATCATGGTCGGTAGACTGTCCGAGTTGCGACTCATTGATGCTGGACTTAGCGTTGAGTCCTTGTAATCCCTCGCTGCTGGTGTTGGATACATCTTCTCCAGATGATGCACTGCATCCTTCAGCTTCACGCCATACCTCACGCCCTTCTTGTTCTTCCTGGAGAAACTGCCATTGTGGAGTTCGACATTCTTGACCACTCCCCCTTCCAGATCGCAGGCTCTCGGTGTCGGATACATTCTCATGGTTTCTGGGTCTACTTGCTCTCTGAGATTGCTCGGCTTGGTTCTGCCCTTGCTTTCTGGACTTCTTGGTGGCAAGTGATCCATTGTGTTCGGAGTAGCCAATAATCCAGAGCCTTTCCCTTTTGTGCCACGCACCAACGGATGAAGCTGGAATAATAAATGTCCTTGTGTCGTAACCTTCACTCGCCAAGTCCTCGAGTACGGTGTCAAGACCAAGTTTAATGTGTCCACTAACGTTTTCTCCAACAAACCAAGTGGGCTTGCACTCTTGGACAATTCTAAAAGTGTCTGGCCAGAGGTGTCTTGGATCTTCTTCGCCTTTTTGTTTGCCTGCGACACTAAAAGGTTGACAGGGGTAGGAACAAGTGATGAGGTCAATGTCATCAACTCCTGTTGTTTCTTTGATATCTTCATAAGTTAACTCCTTCAAGTCATTAAATATTGGTATGTTTGGAAAATTTTTTTGCAATACTTGTTGCGGATATTTGTCTATTTCACAAAAAGCTACCGTGTTAATACCAAGCTCACGAAAAGCTAATGCCCAACCACCAATACCTGAACACATATCAAGATGGTTCATAAAGCTTCTCCAAAATCTTTTCCTAATGCTACATCTACTAAACTAGGAACTTTTAATTTAATGCAGTTTTCCATTTTATCTTTAATAATTTTGACGTCATTATCATCTTTAATGCTAAAACATAATTCATCATGTATTTGTAGCATAGGCAGATACCCTTCTTTGTAACAATCAACTACAGCTTGTTTGGTTTGATCAGCAGCACTACCTTGAATAAGACGATTAAGTGCTTTGTAAGTAAAAGCTCGTTTTATGTTGTCAGCGCCATATTTAGCTGAGGCATTATCAAATCGCTCTGCTGTGTGTATTCCAAAGTCTTTAGGCTCCCACATATCAAAACGACATTTTCTGCCTAATTTTGTGCGAATTACGCCCTCTGAAGACGCTTTCTTCATACATTTATCTGATAAAGCTTTCACAAATGGAGCTTTAGTGTTGTATTTACCGATTAAATTGCTTGCTTCATCAGGATCTACCCCTAACATAGTGCCTAATTTATTCTTACCCATGCCATACATGAGCCCTAAACCAATAGTTTTAGCTTGTTTACGCTCTATACCAATCAAATCTGCTACTGTTTGATGAAAGTCAGCATCAGCATTAGCATACGCTTCAACCAATTCTTGAGATCCTTCGTAACCTTCCCCGATAGATGCAGCATAGTGCACCACGAGTCGTGGTTCTTGTTGCGAATAGTCAAAGCTACCCCACTGGTGACCCTCTTCTGGTAAAAATAAACCCCTAATCAAAGGACCAAATTCTTTTGATCTAGCTGGCAGTTGCTGTAAGTTCGGATGAGACATGGATAGCCGACCACTTATCGTGCCACCTCGGTCGTTCTTGATCTGTCTAATCTCTGCATGAATACGACCCTTATGTTCAAATTTCATAATTGAGTTTAAAAAAGTATTATGAAACTTGTTGATCTCTCTTGCCTGGACAATGTACTTACTGATTTCTTCTTTACTGTTTATCAACCAGTTTTGCGTAAAACTTGGTTCGTCGGTCTTGGTTCGTGGATAGTCAATCCCTAATTTATCAAACGCATGACCAATTTGCCTTGCTGCCCAAATATCAATATCTTTACCCACTAATTTTTTAATCTTGTTTAACAATGCTTTTTCTTGCTTCTTAAAATCTGTTTGCAAGATTGCACATTTTTCTGTATCCACACGAATACCTCTGGCTCTCATCTTAATTGTTATAGGTAATAATTCTTTCTCCAATTGCCAAATTGTTTCTAAGTTCTGGTTGTATAGTTCTGGCTTGAATCTTTGATACAATTGGAAAGTAAGTCGTGCATCTTGTTCTGCATAAAACCCTACATGTTCTGCCGGTAACTTCCACATTTCACCTTTAGGATCTACTCCGTGCTGTTGTGCAGCTTCAACCAGTTCTGTTTCTGCTTTGAGCTCGCCTAAATATTCTTTAGATAAAGCATTTAAACTTTGACTAAAACGATTTTCATCTAACAGCGCACCGATGACCATAGTGTCTACAATCTCACCTTTTACTTCTATACCCATAGCTCCTAACCAACCGACATCGTATTGCGCATTATGAAATATTTTAGTAGCAGGTAACGAACACACATCTTTCATGTACTTAATAACCTGTTCTTTTATCAAATTACCACCGCCAAAGTGAGCAAAAGGAAAATAGCCTTGCCACCCTTCAACCGCAACAGCGAATCCAATAACCTCACCGTGGTTCGTGGCCCAACCCGCACCTAGACCTGCATTAATGCCTTCGTCTCTAGTTTCTAAATCTATTGCTATCTCGTCGTATTGTGATAGATCCTTGTATCCACTTGGTGCAGACCAAATATTCTTCTTAAAACTAAAAGTCATTTGTAAGTTAGACATCCTCTTTCTCCTGTATATAGACAAAATAATCTTCCCCAATGGGATAATTATATCTGTAATCCGATGATAAAATATGCAAAGTATCTCTTGCCCTCGTAACTCCTGTATAAAAAACTCTCTTCTCATCAGACTGCTCTTCTATGTTTTTATGAGCATACGATGACGGATAATTTCCTTTTGAACATAACAACACATTGTTTGCTTCGCCTCCTTTAACAGAATGTATTGTGTCTATGATGATGTCAGGTTCAGCATCTAAAGATGATTGACCATAACGCTGTAAAATTCTTTTAAAATATAAAACTTGTGGTTCTTTAAAATTTCTTTTTAAAATATCAAACCAAGGTAGAAACTGTTCTTCTGGTTTTAAATCAAGACCACAAAAATCTACAAGATCCTCAAAAGATAATTCTGTGTAACTATCAGTTTTCAACCAAAACTTTTGTGTGCGAAAATCAGCATCTTTTAATTCTCTTATATATTTGTACATATGTTCTGCTTCTTTATTCGTAATAGTTTTTTTATTACTTAACTTAGTCCAAGTTTTAATTGCGTTCCATTGTCGTTTATCAAAAGACTTATTGCCTTTGTTATCGGAGTAATATAAACCTGAATTTTTAGCAAAACCTCTTAACTCATTCACCACTGTGTTAACTCTTCCAAGTATGTACCATGTGCCTGGTATTTCTCCAATTGGTATCTCATTAAAGTTTAAATATCTTTTTACAATCCCGTCTTTATCTTCGTGATCGTATTCTTTTTCAACGCTATCTAGTATACCATTTCTAATAACTTGTGAAAAATCATGTATTTCTTTACCAAACCTTCTAGTCTTTCTTAAAATAACTTTTCGACCTGGAAAATATGTTGTAAAGTATTTTGGATCTGCCCCGTTCCAACGATAGATACCTTGATCATCATCACCAGCTAAATAAATACGATCTACATTATCAACTATTTTATAAATGACTGACCACTGCAATGGTGTAAAGTCTTGTGCTTCATCTAATATTAATACTTTTAATGGTGGAAAGTTGACTTCATCAATCGCCCTCATAATCATGTCAGTAAAATCTATAAAAGAATTTTTCTTGTAATGTTCATATGTTGCAATTTTTCTAAAATAAACATCTAACGAATCTTTTTGATAAGACTCTAACTTCCAAACTAATTCTGGGTCAAGCATCATGTTGCGTGCTTTATCGTACACACCTAGTGACCAATCTTTATACATGTAGTTGTCATCAGCTAATCTTTCATCAGAACTTTTTATAATGTTAGCGTTCAAAGCATAATCCAACATACAGTTTTTAGGATCAAACACTTCTTCATCAAAATATTGACGACAATACTTATGTAATGTTTTAAACCTAGCAAAATCTTCTACATTAAAATTTGGAAAAGCCTTGATCGCTCTTTCTACTGCTGTGTTTACAGCTTTGTTCGTAAAAGATATAAAAGCTATGTCACTGGGGTGAACACCTTTATTAAGATAACCCTTTAATACTCTCTCTATTAAAGTATAAGTTTTACCAGTCCCTGGAGGGCCAAAGATCTTAATAGTTTTTCTATGTAGATTTTTTGTTTTCTGGCTTTCTAAATTTGTCATGATATTCTTCGTCCATTTCACTAATAGTGTCTTTAATCATTGGTTTTGCTTTTCTGTAACTTACAAACTCAGGCATCTCTACCGACCATATATTTCTTTTATCTGACTTAGGTACATCAGTATGTCCAGTTAAATAATCAGAATGAGAACAACCTAACATCTTTAATGCTTGTGATGCACTCTTGAATAGACCATTGTTCTTTTTAGCTAAAAACTTTTCTAATGTTTCTTTTTTGAAATAGCACATATTAGTTTTAGAATCTATAACAACATAGTTATCCTTTAACTTATCGAATTTATCTTGCTCTATATGTGCCTCAAAGAAATCTTTGAGTAAACCATATTTCTTTTCTTCTACAGTATCTTGATACAGATGTCTTTTATCTTCTACTGCGCTTTCTACTAATCTTTGCATTAATAAGTCAAATGGGTTTGGACCTTTTCTTGATGGCTTGAGTTCCATCCAATATATTTGTTCATAGGCAAGCCTAACTTTAAATGATTTTTGATCTTTTATATCTTCAGGTGTAACTGTAATGTCTTTACCTCTAAATTTAAAATTGTATTCCATAGTTTTAATGCCTTTGACAAAAGTAACTTCATCAAAGTCGTCTATTATTTCTGGCACTGCTTCACCAATACCTAATCTTCTTTGTTGGCACAGTTCTTTATTACATATTGGTTGTAGTTCTGGATGTTTCGGTGGACATTGGTAATCGTAATTACCTTTATGTACAGACTTACATAAATTAATAACCTCGTTTTGACCTAAAGGTTTATTAAATATCTGACTGTTTCTTTGTATGCCAATGTCTTGAATCTGTTGTACATTTAAAGAAGGGTTCTTCTTACCTTCTAAAACTAAAATGTTAAATAAATAATTATTTCTATTGTTGCCTGCCCAACCTTCTTGAATGAGTTTTTGAGCACATGGCGGGTAATGTCGCCACTCTGATTCAACATCATATTCCTGTACTTTATAGTTGTAAAAATCTTCAGGGGCTATCTTTTTCTCTTCAGCAAATTTTAAAAAACGACCAACTAATAGTGCTCTATTATTGTCATCATAAGCGTGTTCCATTGTTGCTTCTTGATCGTTGTAAGGCATGTTAAGCATTTTGTTACATGGAAATACTTCTTGTGCTTGAAAATATTCATTGTTTATTTTAGATAAAACTTTTGAAACTTTTTTTGCATCCGCCCATTCTGTAAAAAATACAAAAATATGTAATCCACCTGACTTTGACTTTACTGCAATCAAAGGTAGATTAAATTTCTTTATAATGTCTACATATTTTTTAGCTGAAAAAGATGTATAACTGTGAGGATCAACATCAATACAGCCCCAAACGCACTTACCATCTAACTCTGGTTTTAAGCCTATGCGGATCTTGCCGTCTAGATGCTCTTGCCATAATTCAGGTGTCAGTGGTTCGTGGACCGTTTGATAGTCTGTACCTTTCTTACCCCTCTCATCGTCCTTGCCGGTAAGCAAGGACTTGAGGTAACGGGTGTTGTCACCCGCAAAAAGTGTAAACAATTTTTTGTGCATGACTTAAAAAACGTCTGTTTCTTTATCTTCAATTAAAGCTACCGCTGTGCCTTCAGGGTTGCTTGAAGTCATGTCCCAATTTTGAAAATCTTCATATGCTTTTTTACCAGTCATATAAATTTCAACTTCTTTTGGGTTTTTTGAATCAATCACACGATCAAAGTCAACAGAAAAATTAAAGTATAGATCACCGGCTTTTGATTTTTCTGCTTTTGAACCTAAATTGTATATTTGACCAAAACTTGCTGGTGTATATGTTCCAGAACCATCTGCTTTAGGTTGCTTCTGGTTTTTAATACAAGTGTTCCAAAATTTAGATACTTTTTTCTTAGATATTGCCATAGGAATTATAGCTTTTCCTACAAGATTGTAATCGTTATCTAGTAGCATAATAAAATGATTACCAGTATCTTCAATTACGCGATATTGATCCGATTTTAAAATATCTTTTGTACCTTGTTTTACAGTAAGGTGCATAATATTTTCAGTGTGCACAATCGGCGCAGGTAGTTTAGATTCTGCTGGAGCTTCTCTAGTGCTCCATTCATTCCAAGTATTTGCATAATAGACTTGAATAGCTTTAACACCATCCTCGCCTTTAAATACTTGACCTGTAGATTCAATATACAAATCGCCAGGTTCTGCGTTTGGAATATACTTTTCAGAACCTTTTTTAGTTTCGTCACTACTACTTTGTAGTAATTTCATGTAAGGAACTTTAAGATCAGAATTTTTTATTTCTTCTAATCCAGCTCCAGCATCATCTTCAAGATTGATGACATTTGTACTTACTTTTGTTTCGTCTTTCTTTGCTATTTTACTCATGGTTATTTCTCCGATAATATTAATTTAGTTTTCTTACATTGATAAACACCTAAAAGATCAAGATCCACTGAACGCCCATTACGAAATTCTTCTCGTACATAAGCACTCAATGTTTGTGTATTAACACCTTGCTTTTGTTTACAGTCAAAATTTCTAGTTTGTAAATCTTCAACAAGGTTTTGTGCTTCAGTATCCTCGTTAGTATCAAAATCTACAGAAACTGTATTTTTAATCATGTGTCCAGCACCGTTATCACGAAGCCAATCTAACGCCTCTTCTTGATTAGATGCTTTGATTCTGGCTGTTATAAAATCAGTGACTTTAACACGAGCACCACCGTACTCTTCTGAACATTTAAAGTCTTCCATTCCAGCCGCTTCCATTGCCTCAGGTATTGATATCTCAGAAAGTTCTCTTTCAAGTTTTTTCAGTTCCTTTGTTTCTTCTTCCAATCCTTGTATTTTTTTCTGAGTATCTGATAGCTTGTGACAAAGTTGTCCGATTGTATTAGTTTTTGATGGGTCTACATCTATACTAATATTTACGGAGTCTTTCTCTAAATCTATAGCCATAGAACTCTCCATTTAATTAATGAAATTACAGAATAATAATTGTTACTTGTAATGTCAACTAAAAAATCATATTATATGGGATAATTATGGAGATACAAATGCAAAAAAATTATAAGTTCAAAACAAAACCTTACAAATATCAGCTAGAAGCTTTTAATGAAGGTAAAGATCGCTTACATTACGCTTATTTTATGGAAATGGGTACTGGTAAAACAAAAGTAACTATCGATAATTTAGCTTACTTATATCATTGTAATAAAATTAATTTTGCTTTAGTGGTAGCCCCTAATACAGTTTATCAAAATTGGAAAAGAGAATTAGACATACATTGCCCTATAAGTACATCAGTATTTACTTATAAAGTAGATAAAATCAAAAACTTTGCGTTTGATAAAAATAAAATGAACATATTTCTTATGAATGTAGAAGCATTTAGTCATAAATCAGGCAAGACTCTTGCTAACATGCTATTAGGATCTTATGGTTCTAAAGGTTGTATGGTTATTGATGAATCTACCACTATTAAAAATAGAACAGCTATCAGAACAAAAAATATTATTGCCTTAGGTCGTAAAGCAAAATATAGAAGAATACTTACTGGTTCACCTGTAACCAAAAGTCCATTAGATTTATTTAGCCAAGCAGGCTTTTTAGGTAATGATTTATTAAAATGCTCAGACAACTTTTATGTATTTCAATCTACATATTGTATCTTGAGAAAAATTACTAATTCTGTTGGTAGAGCTTTTAATTTAGCTGTGGGTTTTAAAGACTTAGGAAGATTAGAAAAAATAGTAAAATCTTTTTCGTTTAGGGTCAGAAAAAAAGACTGTTTAGATTTACCAGATAAAGTTTATCAAAAAAGAGTCATACCTTTAAGTCCAAAACAAAAAAAAATATACGATGACTTAAAAGAAAACGCTAGAATTATTATTGAAGATAAAAAAGTTGAATACAATACTAAAATTACAGAGATTATAAAATTATTACAAGTTACTGCTGGTTTTATTAAAACCGAAGAAGGTGACATTGAAGAGTTTGAAAGTGCAAAAATGAAAGAATTACTAAATGTACTTGAAGAGACCGAAGGTAAAGTTATTATTTGGGCTAACTGGGTACATAGTCTTCAAATGATTATTAAAGAGCTAAAGAAAAAATATGGTGATGAAAGTGTTGTTGCTATTTATGGTGCTATACCAAGTCAAGAAAGAGAAGACGCCGTAGACAAATTTCAAAAAGATGATAAAACAAGATTTTTTATTAGCAATCCACAAACAGGTGGTTATGGTTTGACATTAACAGAAGCTAATACTGTTATATATTTTAGCAATAACTATGATCTTGAACAAAGACAACAAAGTGAAGATAGAGCACATCGTATTGGTCAAGAAAATAAAGTTTTATATATAGATTTAGTAGCAGAAAAAACAGTAGATGAATCTGTAATCAGAGCATTAAATCAAAAAATAAAACTTAGCGCTGAAACTTTAGGTGAAGATGTTTTAGCTTATATATAGCAAAATTTGGGGGTTACCAATGGGTCAGGTAGTCTTTTAAAACGCCTATATGAGCCTCTCAGGAGCTCGTTTTTTTAGCAAAATACTTAAAAATTAGTCATTTTGTGGAATTTATCAACTCTTTCTAGCCAGCGCTCTTCATATTCATTTAACTTATTTTTATCCATAATAAATTCTTGGAAAAGTAAATCTTTAGTACAAACAAGAATAACTCCTTGTTCAATATCACCATATTGTTTTTTGTGAGCTAAACTATAAGCTGCAATTTGATAATAATAATCTTCAATCCATTCTTCTCTTTTTGGTTTATTAGATTGTTTAAAATCACCTATGGTAGGTTTATCTTTGTAATTACATACTAAATCTGTAGAGCCTGCCCAACGATCATCATAGGCTAAATTTATTTCTGTGCCATAAACCTCAGATAAATCGTTTAAGTTTTTAACAATCGTGTGTGCCATCATTCTTGGTAAATGACCGTCTTTTCTTAAATTAAAATAACCTACACCATTCATGTATTGTTCTAACACATAGTGCATTTCTGTGCCACGAGTAGCAGCTTGGTTCGTGATCCGTGCAGCTTCTTCATGTCCTACACGATTCCTCCAGGCTTCTAATGATTTTTTTTTATCTTCAGATTGAGTGCCGGATAAAATTGTGGTCACACTAGGAACTTTTTTGTCTTGAACATTATAGGTTCGTGGTCCGTCGTTATCGTTACGGGTATAGTTTTTATAATCGTATGGGTAAGTTCTTTTGAAACCGGTAACTGTAAAACTATTTTGATTTTTTATTAGTTTCATCTCGCACTCTGTCATTATATTCTATTACTTCTTTTATTATGCTTAAATCTAAACCATAATACAAAGCAGAGTGTGTTATTGCTTTAGCATCTTTAGGTAAGCAGTGTCCATCAAAACCACGTTCTTTTGTTACTTGACTGTGGCTTTGCCCTATTCTACGATCTAAAATTATACCCTTTCTTACATGATTAAAATCAATACCAGACACGTTACAAAAATCATATACTTGATTAAAAAATGCAACTTTTGTGGCTAGGTAAGCGTTTTTAAAATATTTAATTGCTATAAGTTCTCTTGGATCCGCTTCAATAATATGTGGACAGCTAGGAAAAATTTTCTTAAATAAATTCACCCAGAAAGTTGTTTCTTTGCCTCCTATCATTATGTATTCTTGTTGACGAAGATCTTCTAAAGATTTTTCAGCTCTCAAAAATTCTGGAGAAAAACAAATGTTTTTATCAAATCTTGATTGTATATAATTCCAGCCTTCTAAAGATATAGTGCTTTTAATTAGAATAGGTACATCAGGACAATCTTGTAATACTTCTTTAATATGTATTATATTACATGCGCCTTCTATACCGCTTGGTGTAGGTACACATACAATAACAGCGTCGACATCTTGACTAATTTTTCTGTCGTAATGTTTTGGATCTATTATCTCTGTCTCGTGATAATTTTGTAAAATGGCAGCATAGGCTCTGCCTACGAAACCATAACCAGCAATGGCTATTCTCATTATTGTCCTAAAGGATTACCCTTGTTATTTAAAATATCATAAATTTTAGCCATTTCATTTTCCATCCAACCCGCTAACTTATCTTCCACATCTTTCATTTCAGTATCTAATTTGTCCATACCTGTATAAACTTCTTTAATAGAATCATTATTAAATTGTACTCGTTCTTCTACGGTAACTAGCCTTTCTTGTAATATCGAAGTATCAGTTTCTTTGAAGTTACTTACCGCTTCTTCGGTATGTTGGACTCTGGTAGCGAGATTGGACACCCAATAGACTGTCGAACCTATCGGGACTATCGCCCCCAAAACTAGACTCAAAAGTAAACCCGACGAGATCGTAAGCGTTTTGTCCATAAATCATCTCCTGTTGTATTGACAATGTTTCAGTTATTTTAATCGTATCTTGCAAAACTTGCAAATAAGCGTTTGGTAATATTATTTGGCCTAATGTTTCTACACTTACAGTATTTTTTTGATTTTTTTGTTTAGATTTTTGTACCACTGTTTTACTCTTTGTTGTAGAGTTTTGTTTTTCAACGGTGGTTTTTTTAGAGTCATTTTTTTTACTTTTTTTATCGTCTTTAGGTTTATCTTTTTTAACGACTTTACTTTCGTTGACTTCTTTAGAACTGGATTCTTGTACGTCTGATTCTGATAGTTCGCTTTTTTCATCATTTCCATCATTTGATGCTGTCTCTTCTGGCTCATTATTATTCTCCTCATCGCTTATTTCAGCAAGATCTTCTTCCATATTAATTTCTTTTAATTCTTCAGGTTGCTCTAACTCCATTTCTGCATCAACCTCAACCTCAACAACCTCAGGCAACTCTATTTCGACTATTTCTTGAATCTCTTCAACTTCATTTATTGGAGCTAAATTTTCAACATTAGATACAGAAATACTTGTAATAGGTGCAACGCTAATTTCAATTTGTTGTGGTATTTTAGTTTCAATTGAAGGCACATCAGGGTCAGTAGCCATGTCAATATTTATATCAGGAACTGTCATTTCAATAGGTGTTATTTCAGCTATAGGTTGATCTAAAATTATATCGTTGGTAATTGACATATCCAAACTAATGCCCTCAATAAGTGTCTCTTCAATAACCACAATAGGTTCTATTACAGACTCAACAATAGGTTCTATTACAGGCTCAACTATAGGTTCAACTATAGGTTCAATTACGACAAGCTCAACTATAGGTTTAACTACTAAAGGCTCAACTATTGGCTCAATTACTACAGGAGCTACATATTGTTCTGTAGTTAAAGTTAAACTTAAATTATCAATAATAGGACCGTACCAATTACTAGAGTTGCCAGTATCATTACCTGTAATCGTTAAATTTAATGACGCATCGTCCGTGTTAAAATCACCTATTACATCTTTAGTAAAAGAATAACTCTCCCATCCATCTTCGTATGGCACAGCTACGGTTTCTGATAATACCTCTGATGTTGATTCAGTCGACAAGGTAATGGTTGACACCACTGTATCATCAGCTCCAGCATTACACCATTGACTGCCACTATTACCACAGCCTATAGAATCAAAATTCATATTAATTTCTTTTATTAAATGATTTTCAGACACGCCTGATATGTCTACATCTTGACTAATACTACCGCCTTGATATCTAAACCTCACACTCTTAGATGCAGAATCAGAATAAGTCGCAGGGTCTCTTTTAACCTTATCTTGGTTATTATCTGAAAGTTCCCAACCACTAGTATCAGTGGTAAAATCTGGGTTATTGAGTAGGTTGCCCGTAGTTGTTTGGTCGGCGTGACTTACTAATATTGATGTGCATGACACCAGGAGTGCCCACAAGATTATTGTCTTCATCTAATACTACCATTCCTCTTTCGATGTATAATTTTTTTGCTTCATCTCCTATCTTACCATCTATAGGACACGGAGAGTTTGAGTCCCACATGGCCTGCCAGACTCGTGGGTCTTGGCACAAAATACTGGTCGCACTCACACGTAATCCAATCTGCGCAAGAGCCCTTGAAAGCTTGATGCGCTCACACGTCTTATCAACGACATGAATACCAGCTGATGCGTTAAATAAACCAGTACCAATTGCACCTGATCTTACCACCACACATACGTCAGAACCACCACCAATTGAAATAGAAGGTGAGATAGCTGTTGCTGGAGGCTGGTCTTTATAATATATATTTGAGTCCGCAGCTTGTAAATTTGTATGCAGACTAAATAAAAACATGATCATTAATAAGTGTATGAATATTGTTTCTGTCCAGTCTTTCATTTTATTTTCTCTAAAATTGTATCAAGTTTATTAGAGTTTTTATTTACTTGATCCTTAATGTATTTAACCTCTACTTCCATTACCTGAACTTTATCTACTTTAGCTTTAATCAATTCTTGTTCTTTTTTTAAATCATTTATTGTTGCGGTAGATGTGCCCCAGGCTATACCTATTAAAACAAAAGGTGAAATAATGTATATAATGTTTTTAGGTTCAATGTTCATTTAAGTCTGCCTGTTTCGTAATTCGTTTCTTTTAGCTATCATTTCCCCAAGTGGATCGTTTGGAAAGATACTTTGATAATTTAAAGTAGGTATTTCTGGTGGTTTTGCTTGAGTTTGAGCTTGAGGTACTACTGCCTGTGGCTCGTTACTTCCAATTTGTACTGGATTAGCTTCAGGCGCTTCGGCTATTTGTTCTGGAATGACTTCACCATTTTCTTTTGCGGCATTAACTTCTTGTTGTTCTAATAAAGTTCTATTAGCGTACGTTCTTTCTACACCGTCTTTAATACCCTGATGTAAACCTGCTAAATTGTTTTTTTCTTCAATAGGTGCTTTTTCAAAAGCAGTTGTTTTTGGCATAAAACTTTCTTTATACTTTGAATTTATGTCAGACGGTTTTACATTATCAGTGTTTGGCACAATCATTTTACCGCTGGTTAAGTAATTTATAACCATCTCTTCGGTTACATCAGGCACATACTTTCCTTCAAATGCAGTAGGATCATCGTTTGATATTTGATTTACTAAACTAATTAAAGCTTGTCGTTTTTTAGGTGTGGTCATACCAAAAGTTATTCCAAAAGGAATATTCATTTTATTTTTGTTAGCTATTGCTGCTGCTTTTTGAGCGGGTGTCAAGACCTCTAATAAACTATTAGCAACTTTTGGGCTCATAACGGCTCTACCAATAAGTACTCCGCTAAATAAAAGACCCGCTGCAACAGGTAAACTCATAGCTCCAAAACCACCAGCTAACATACCGCCACCAGTAATAGCAGTTATACCACCTAATTGTAATCTTCTTTGTAAGAAGGTACTGATATCACCGTAAGAGGCTTCACCTTTGGCTTGTAAGACTCTCATAACACCATCAAAATCTTTATAATGTGCTCTACCTTTTGCGCCACCTCCAAACAATTCAATAAATCTGTCTTTTGCACCAGGTTTACTAAAACCTAACGCATCATCAAAAGCTTGATAATTAAAAACACCAGTTCTAGCAGCTGAAGCATCTTTTATCATTAAGTTTTCCGCAGCTTCTCCACCCGCTTGATCAAAAGCCTGTCCTACTTTTAAGGCTCTTTTTTGTGTTGGTCCAAAAGCTGAAGTTCCTGGAACAGTGGGTAAATGTTTATCTATGAAATCGTTATCATAGACTTTTTTAATCATTTTATCTCTGTTTTCTTCTGTAATTTGATTTATCGTTAGCTTTGATTTTAAAACACTAAACTTGTCTCTGTTTACTCTTTCAAAAGAATTTATAAAAGCATCAGTGACTGCTCTACCAGTAAACCTTTTAAATAAAGTATCGGACTCTCCTGCGACTTCTTTAGCCCCTTCTTTTAAACCAGCAGCGGTAAATTTTTGACCCGCTTTTTCCCTAACAGATTTTCCCGCTAAATCTTTAAACCCTGTCTTAATAAATTTTTGCCCTTGTGCTAATTTATCATCTAAACCTAATAAAAATTTAAACTCTAATACTTCTTCCACAGAACCATTTTTAACAACTCTATTAGAGATGTCTCCAAACATTTTACTTAAAACTTGAGACTCGTCTCCAATAAGACCAGCGAGAGAATTTAAACTTAAAAGTTCACTATCGTACATTCTTAATGCAGTTTTTAATCCTGACACGCCTTCTAAATTTCCAATAACATCTGCAAAAAATTTGTTAGCTTTTGCTAAATCTCCACCAAATTCTGTCAACTGTGTTTGAGTTTTTTCTAAAAACTTTTGAGCAGCAGCATCACCGTCCGCTTGTTTTATCGCTAAAAAATCATCATTTAGTTTTTTATTTTTAGTCATAAATTCTTGTGAATAGTTTTTGTTTGCTACTCTTCCAAAATCTTCTTCCATGGCTTTTCTTAAAGCAGGTAAATATGCTACTAATTTATTATTTTTACTAAGTTGAGCCGACAAACCAATTATTCCATGTAAATCTTCTTGAAAACCTAAGTATTGTCTAGGTGTTAAATACGATTGTTCTTTTTGGTATCTTCCAAGTTCGTCTAATTGATTTAATAATCCTACAATAGGATCATCAGAATCAACTTTTTTTACACCCGGCAGGCTCATTGATTGTCTTTTATCTAAAATATCTTTAACTACTTTTTTTACACTATTTGTAGGTATTATAGCTGGGTTACCCAGCATGTCGCTTTTTCTAAGTAATTGTTCATAGTTAGCATTTATAGTGTTTCTAAATAACCCGTGATTTTTTTTAACAGTTGCGTAAATTTCACTTCCAAAGAGATGAGTATGAAATATTGGCCCAAAATCTCTTGTTAAATTTTTAAAAACTTGTTCTGTCATAGCTGTTGCTTGTATGGCACGTTGTTTAGCAATAGAAGAACTTATAATAGGTATTTGCCCTATGACTTTTGGGTAACTGTTTGTTAATTTAGCAAAAGCATCGTTTTTATTACCTGTTAATTCAACAGCGTTTAAAGGTAGACCTCTTTCATTGGCTTCTTTAGCTGCTGCCTTTGTCTCTGCTCCTCTTAACCCAAAAACAGTTCGTCCTGTAGCTTTTAACATTTTACCCACAATTGGACTTATGGCAGTGCCTGCTGTATTCCATATTAACGCATTGGTCATTTCTGCTAATACAGCTGTCTGGCCTCTTTCTAAAGGGCTCATTTTATCAATTTCTCTATCAGATATGTCACCTAAGTCATATAAAACATTTGATGCTAAACCTTTTGTATACTGCTCGTATTCGTATACTGCGGCACCACCACCAGCTCCTAATGAACTAGCGCCTATTGCTTTTGCTTCAGTCCTACCACCTTGGCTAATGGCAAACCTTCTTACCTTGTCTGCGTTTGTTGAAAAAAAATCAGAGGTGTTTTTAAATAATTTTCTTAATGGTTTTAATCTTTTACCAAGAGTTTTTTCAGTAATGTTACTTAAAACCCTACCAAATTTAGATTGTGAGACTTTAAAATTATCCGCTTCTTTTGCGTTTTTTGCTGCTGCAATTAACTTATTTCTATCCGTTGTATAAACTGTTGCGGTTCCTAATAAATCACCTGCAATTACATAACCAAAATTTGATGAACCACTTGGGTTTCTTTTTTGTTCAGCAGCTGTAATAATTTCTTCTTGTGCTGTTTCTCTTTCTTGAGCAATACCCATAACATTATCATAGCCTTTAAGCTTGCCACTTCTAAAATATGAGTCCAGCACATCAACCTGTTGTTTATTTAATGTATTAGGGTTTAACTCTTTATTGTCTAATAATTTTTGTATTCTTACTAATTCTTGTTGTTCACTCATACTATAACCCTGTAATTGATTTAAGAACATCTAACGATATATTTGGATCATTGGTTTTTTCTTGTTTTTGCAACTCTTTTATTTTAAGTTTATATTTTATGATTGATCTAGCTTTTGGATATCTTGCTACAAATTTTGCAATTTGGTCACCAGTGCCGTTTTCTAGTAAAACATCCATTGCATTGTTAAATTTCTGATTTAATTCAAGCCCTAATTGTTTATATTTTCTTTCAATTATAGTTGGATCTTCCAAAAATTTTGAAATTTCAGTTAGTTTACCCGCTTCTTCAATATCTTTTTGTGTTAATCTATCTTCGGCTTTGTTGGCATTAGCAATAATATATTTCATTTTAACTTGAATTATTTCATATCTAGAGAGAGCATCTTTTACTCTAGCTATTTTCTCATCATAATCTGTGTCGTTTTTATTTCCTCCATAAACTGAGGCGTATAAATTAGCAATAAATGAACCACCTTTTGCTTGTCTGGCTTTATTCATCTCCGCACGATAATCCTCTAAAATATTATCTTTGTCTTCAGGATCTGCATTTGCAATAAGAAGTTCCTCGATATCTGCTCCATAATAAATATCGTTATTCATTAATTTTTGTAAATTTTGTACGTAAGAAGTGCCTTTTCCTTTCCTTTCTTTTTCAGTAAGATCTACCCCCAACATGCTTTTAATAGCTAGTTCAATACCAACACCACCGCTTATACCTTTTGCTATAGCTGTTTGAGGTCCACTTTTTAAATTTTGATTTAACGCAAAAAAATCTTGAGTCAATTCAATACCTGCATATGCGTAATCCATTTTGGTTTGCGCTTTTGTTCTAGCAGTTTTATCAATATCAAATTCTTCGTAGGAAATATCTTTGCCAAATAAATTATTAAATGGAACAAATTGACCTTTATGCTCTACAAATAAAATGCCAGTGCCTTTTTGTCTTTTACCGACAAAGTTTTGCACCCCTCTGTAAAAACTATCATTTCTAACTTGAACATTTAAAGTTTTATCAAGTAAACTTAAATCAACACCAGTTTCTTTTTCTGTTTTATTTAATAACATTTTATAATATGCTTCATCTAAAGCAAATTCCGCATCATACATTGTTTGGTATGCTTCTAATGTGCTTTTGTTTTTGTTTTGTAAGTTTCCAATTTGTGCATTTAAAATTTCTTTATCTTCTTCTAATAAATATTTATCCATGTCTTGCTCATATTCCATGTACTTTAATGCTAAGCCTTCATTTAATGCTTTTTCGCTTTCTAAAATTTCCATGGCTGAGTCTACAGCTGTGCCTCCGGCTCTTCCTAATATATCTAAAAATCCAGACAGCCCTTGTTCATAAGATCTTCCGGACAACATATCTAAGCCCATTTTTAAAATAATATAATCTAATTGTTTTTGATTACCATCGTAGCCTGACATCTCTTTAAATTCATTTCTAAATTCTTCAAATGTTTTAATTTCTGTTTCATCAAGTCTTTCTTTCATCTGTGCTATTTTTTCTTCTGTAGCATCAAAATTTTCATCGATTGTACTTTTTATAGCATGAAAATTACTTGGAGGCATTTTTTTCATAGTATCTCTTACAGACGCTAAACTTAGACTGTTGCTATACAAAGCATTATCTATTTCAGTTTTAACTATTTCACGATCATTTTCAGGTGCTATATATTCCGTTGCTGGAGAATCATCTTTATCATCAGTAAGTTTTGCTAAACTCATATTCATAGATTCAGCATCAGTGCCTGTTGGTCCCGCATCACCAGCAGTACCTTTTTTAAAGTCGCTCATATCCACATCGGGTATTAGATCTTGATTTACAACATTAGATTTTACTTGTTGATCTAACGGTATCGTATCAACATTTCTATCTGCATCAATTGCAGCTTTTAAAATATCATCATCAGATTTTGGTGTTTGTGTTTTAACAGTAGCATCATCTTTTTTAACACCTTGATCGCGTAATGTAGTGTCTGGATCAAGTGTAGCTGCTAGTGTTTCACCTCCTATTATAGATGAACCTATACCAACGACTTTAGGCACTATAGCTTTGCTCGGTCTAGTAACTTTTCCAACCATATCACCACTTTTATTAATAAAATTACCAACTCCTACAGGCAAAAATTTTGCTTTAGATGATTTTTTTAAAAAAGATGGTAAAGCTAAACTTTCTAATCCTAAATAACCTGTATTAGCTAAGGCTCTGCCAACTTGATTTTTTTCAAGCGCTTCAGGTATTTCGGCTACCTTATCAGGAGCAGTCATTCCAATAAACCCTAAGCCTAAAATATTTGCAGTAGGACTGTCGTAAGCTTCAACAACTGGAGCAAAATCTTTTTTAAAAGATTTTCTTCCTGTGATTGCACGATAAACTTGATTAGCCGCGGGAGCTAATTTACCTAAAATACCCACTCCTGCTTTAACTTGTGCTGTACCTGGAATAAAATAAGAACCAGTTCCTACACCTCTTTTAAAAGCTGCTTGTCCTTCTGGATCTCTTAAACCAGCTAATCTTTCTTGTTCAATCGTTTGTTGAATAACTGACTTTCTTCCCATATCTGGAAAACCTTGTGCCATTACGCGCCTCCTATACCTGTGCCACCAAATATACTGTAAGCTTTACCAGCTGCAGTAGCTAAACCTGTTGCTTGAGCTAACGGATTAGTTCCAGGAGCCGTGGATGATGTTACCTGACTCGCTGCAGTTGGCAGCGCTGTCATAATACCTTTTTGGAATTCTAAACGTTGATACGGCTCATAAGCTCGTGCTATATCAGTTTGACGTTGTGCTGATAGTGCTTGTTGTGCCAAGTTTCTTTGTGATTGACCCACAGCCATCTGTGTTTGTAAATCTTGTGCTTGCATAGCTTGTTGTTGGGCGCCAAAAGCACCTAATTGTGAGGCTACATTCATGTCAGTCTGCACACCTAAGCCTTGTTGCTGTTGTGCCGCTTGTAAAGCTTGACCATAGTTCTGTGCTTGAGCTTGACCAACAGCTCGTTGTGTCGCACCCATAAGTTCCGCTTGTTGCACACCTTCACGACCACCACCAAACGCGCCTGATTGTACAGCTTGTGCTCCTATCTGATTACCTTGCATAGCTGATTGTCTATTAATTTCATCAATAACAAACTGGTTATAAGGGTTTAAAAAAGCATTAACATCGGGTAATGCAGCAGCTTTGGTTTGTGCACCTAACGCGGAAGCAATGCCTTGGTTAACTGCCGCTGTGCCTGTACCAGTGCCTGTTGCCGCAGTTTGATAAGCTTGTTGTTCAAGAGCCGAGGGTCCTGCAACTTGATATTCAGGAATATTAATCGGTCTATTGGTAACTTCAGCAGCTGTATCATATAACGCCAACTTACGCGCTTCAATTTCAGGTGCTTCTCTGCTAAAGGTTGTTTGTGTTTCAGCAGGTGTTGATCCACCGCCACCGCCACCAAAGTATTGAATTAAATTTGTTTCATCGTTTACGGTACCACAACCACCATGAGCAATAAGTAACTTTCTTTCGTACTCATTAACATGAGCTAAATGCACATCACCGTTTTTACCGTGCTTTGCAATATCAAAATAAAGTTCTTCAAATAACTCTATTTTTTCTTTTATAGTAAGTTTTTTAATGTCTGCTCTCATAAGTCTTTCTCTATTTGTACATGTGTTTTCACATATCCCTTTGGTTTCATAATTTTTTCCCATCCTGGTCTTGCAAATAACTCCATTTTTTTACAACCTTGTTCTTTAGCCCATGCTTCTAAATCTTTTACATGGTGATGCCACCTTTTCATTTGTTTGCCAGTCACGATTCGTGCATCACAAACTCTATAATTAGGGTAGCTTCTTAATTCAGTTACAACGGTTGCAAGAACTTCATCGGTTTCGTCAATAACCAACCAGAGTTGCATGGCTCCTTGTTTGCACATGTCTTTGATGTCATTTACATCAAATGCTCCGTTTGTCTCACAAGCCAATTGGACTAAATCTTTTGCTAAAGGCCAAACTTTTTCTACTTCAAACTTTGTAAACTTAATAAATTTTGTTTGCATTTACGAGCTTACCAGATCGTATATCCTCTTTAGTTGATCTTGTTGATTGTAAAAAAATGCAGCTCCCTTTTTACGCATATCTTTAAAGTCCTCAGGATTTGCACCTGCCATGATGCCCGCTCCTAGAATGGCATCTGCACGAGACACAAACTCACCGTCGGCAAGTTGTGCTAACATGGTATCTTCATCTTTGTCACCAACACCAGATCCGTCTTCGACATATCCAGTTGCTCTGACATAATTATTTACATCATTTTCATCTCTTTCTATTTTACTAGGTAGATAGTTTACTCCACCTGTAGCATATTGTGCTATACCTTCAACAAAAGCCCCTTCTTTTGCAGTAAACATATTTTGTGTATTTACAAAAGTAGGAGTGCTATTCATAAAACTTGGTGTAGTAGGTGTGTCATTAGAATAGTCATAAATTTGTCGTAAGCCACTTAAATTAGCATATTGCTTATCGTATATTTTTTTTCTCTCTTCTGGAGTTAGATTATAAGGATCTGTTGTATTTACTTGAGGTCCAGGTTTATTCATATCTGCAAGAACTTTTTGTGAACCAAAAGCAACCCCAGCACCAAACTGTTTGCTTGGATCCGACAAATAATTACCAGCTTTAGACATCAATGATGTTGTAAAACTAGGATTTGCTGCTGCATTCACATAATTTGCTGCGCCGTATACACCTTGACCAGCTGCAATGGGTGCTCCTGTAGGAACACTTGTTGATACACCTTTAGCTAAGAGGTCAGTTCCTCCTGATTTAATAGTTTCTGTTAAAACTGCATCGGAAGATGCTTTACTTAAACCAGCACCTAAAGCACCTGTCGCATATGCACCGATACCTGATAAAAACCCTGATTTTAATGAATCACCAGTTGATGCACCGGACAATTTAGCTAATGCAAAAGTTATACCACCGGCCATTAGGGCTGTTGCTAACATTGGGGCCATTAAAATAATCTCCTAATCTTATTAAGATAAGTTTACCCTTATTCTTCAGTGCTATCAACACTACTAGGCTTCATTTCGTCCCACAAACGACCTGTATATTGGAACTCACCCACATGCGTTATATAGTCCATTATATAGCAATAGCATTTACCGCCTATATCACGCCACAGCTTACAAAAAGCAAAGTCTTCACCAAGAAAACGTTTGTTTTCTTTGTCATAATAAGTGTCAAAGAAGTTATACAGATAAGGTTTTTTCTGTAATCTGCCATCAATTAGACTCTCTTGATGTATCTCCATATCTGGATAAGATTCAATTAAAGTATCAAACACTTCTCGTTTGATAAGCATACATCCAGTAGGTGCATGAGTAACTTCAATCACACCTTCACCCTCTACCTCTATCGCTTCACTATCTTCTAATCGCAGAGGGTAAGTATTACAATTGACATGTGCTTCGTGAGCCGTGGTCACATCACCGTGTAGTATCTTCTGAATGAGTCGGTCGAACTTAATATCTTTTAAAGGGTAGGGTACAGAAATGACGTCCTTGTCAGCCTCAAGCATACTCCATATGCTGTCCGAGGAAAACGCTATATCTGAATCAATAAAAAGCATGTGTGACATTTCGCTTTTTAAAAAAGAGGCAGTACATAAATTTCTGCCCTGTGTTACCAGTGATGATTTTATCATTTCAAACATGACTTTGATACCTTTTTCCATACAGGCTTTTTGAAACTCTAGTAAGCTTTGCGTGTAATGAATAGATACATCTGAGTGCACTGGTGTAGCTACATAGATACCTAGTTCTCTCTTTTTGTTTAACCATAAAGGTTTACTTGGATCTGGCATTTAAAGCTCCTTCTAAAAATCTAGTCCACTCAATAGATTTTTTTGTCCAATTATAAAATCGTTTTGTGTAATCTTGTTGTAGTAAAAGATGCTCATGTATATAGTCATAGTGTAAATGACCCATACCTGTTTTTATAGCATAAGCAAAATTTTCTGCTAACTTTTTGTAATTATCAGTGTAGTTAACATAGATTGGAAATTCAGCACAAGTCTCATATAAAGCGCCATAGTTGGTAGTTACACAATATAGACCAGCAGCCATAGCTTCGAGAGCCGAGATACATGAGGTCTCTTCCCAGATACAAGGGTAAGCAAACATGTGGTAATCTTTCATCTTATTTAAAATAAAAGTATTAGGCTGATAGCCAATATAGTTAACGTTAGGTAATGTTCTTGCTTGATCAAATAGTCTTTCCCAGTCTGCATTATTACTTTTAGCAAATTCTTCACCATACACCTCACAGCTGCTGTAAACATCTAATATTATATTCTCATCTTGCAAGTATTGCATGGCTAATAACAATACATTTAAACCACGCCAAGGTGTTGGCTGAAAGACTAATCTAAGTGTATCACCTTGTTTGTACGGTTTTCTTTCTGGAAAACTAGTAACGCCATTTTTAATCACATGACATTTTTCAGTTGGTATATCATACATCATACGAAACTTCTCATAGTTCCAATGTGAATTAAAGACATACCAATCGTATAAACGATGATTACTTTTATCTGCAAAAAAGGGTTTGATGTTAGGTTGGTCGTAGCTGTTTTTTTGCCATAAGATGTTAATCTTGCTTTCATCTATAGGTACTTTGCCTGGTATAGAAGTGCAGATTTGAAAGTGACTAAGTAGATACTCGTCTACTCTTGCCGTTAAAAACTCATGCTGTAATTCTGTGCCGCCTCTTGGCTCACTCATTCGTCTCCCCAAAGAGATCAAGTTTAGGAACAATAATAGTCACATCACGTTGGATATCTTCTTCTTTGGTAGAAGTACCAGCATCTGCTACATCAGCTTGTGCTACTTCTTCAGACTCGTACTCGACACCCGTCTTTTTATTAGATATCTTTGTTTGTGCTTCGCAATCAATAGTAATCGTCATGACTGTATTCTAACCATTTTCTTGCGATCTGTCTAATTGAGCGTATGAGATGACACCTGATATCTTAGCTGCTGTTTCTGCGGTCATTTTAAGAATATCACCTTCTTCTAATACAAGTGTGTTCGTTATAATATCAGCAGTGCTAACGGCAGCAATGTCTTGGTTGCCAAAGGTGTGTGTGGCTGACGCAGAGGTATCGGTCAGCTTTGTGGTCAAAGTGACTGCACTACTGTGTATATTGACGGCTTGTATTTGTTTAATTAACAATCTTGCATCACTAGGGGCAGTTAATACAGAAGTTTCATCGGTATTGGCTAAAGTAAATCCTTGATTTTTGTATTGTATTGTCATGAGATAAACCAGTTAAAAGTATCTTGTTCGTTTTTAAAATCTGTTTGAAACGAAAAATTAAGTTGATTCTTTAATGTATTTAAAGCTTCTAATATCTGTCTTTGATTAGATTGGTCGTAATCAGCTTTAGGTTCTGGAATAGTAACAATTATTTTAGCCATTATCTTCTCCCGTCTGGTTGCACATCTGCTCTGAACGAACCAAATCGCCAGTTCTCATCTGTAGCAGTGTTTTCTATTTTTAATGATGCAAAACGACCTCTTGCTCTGGTGTCTATTTTTTTAGTTGATGAGGTTACCGTAAACGGCCCTAGTAATGAACTAGCTTCTGTTTCAGCAGGAAAGTCTTTAAGTTGTATAGTGACTGTTGCATTACCGCTTAGTATTTTAAAATCTGGTAAGAAACGTCTAATTTTAATAAAGTTTTCTCCTTGTCCACCTTGATCATCCAAAGTAAAATCACCTGATTCAATGAAGGCATCAATACTTGCAGTAGCATTACCGTTTTGGTCTGATTCATTCACACCTTTTTCATGTTCATACAAAGTAGTAGCCCCTAATGCTGAAGTTGCCCCTTGTATCGTTGGGAAAGTAGGAGTGCCAGTAGAAGCAAATTCTGATGCTATAGGACTGTCAAATAAATATTGGTCAATGTAAGTGGTTCGTGCTAAGGAACTGGTAGTCCATGCTCCTTCTCGATAATTTAAAGTTACACATCGATCAATGCTAGTAGACCCCGCTTTAGCATAAAACCAGTTTATCTCAGTAAATAGAGAATTGTAATTCGCATAAACTAATTCACCAGCGTCATAGTTTAAACCTAAATCATCACTATCTACATTAGTAAATACAAAGTCTTCCACTGAACAAGGTAATCGTTTGACCGTACCATCAAACACAAAGAAACCACCAGACTCACCCATCCAGTATACCGCACCGTCTACATACACTGCTCCGTGCTGTCCAATCAAACCACAGTTAGATCCAACTTGTTGTATGTTGAAAGTAAAAGGTGGGCCTACAAACTGCATTGTATAAGCAGAAGTATCGGTTAATATAAAAATATAATCTTTTGCTCGTAAAGCTCCAACAATTTTGTTACCAGAGTCTAATCTAAATGTTCCTGCTGTATTAGTAGATACTGGAGCGTAGTCTGTTCGATCTTCTTGGTCACTAAAACGAATAAACATTTTATCTTGCGTTGTATTGTTACCTATTGTTGTTTCTGTACCTAAATGTATTAAATGTCTGTCTCGACCAGAGACTAATGACATAACACTTTTAGTTGGGTTTGTAGCTGAGGCTGTTCCTCGTGTACTTGTACCACTGGTTGGATTCCATTCAAAAGTCTTACCGTCTTTGAGGGTTGCTATTAGAATTGTACCAAAATTATCTAAAGCCCAGTTAGCAGGGGTTAAAGTTACGTCAGTAGTTGCTGCTGCATTACCCCATGCAACAAAGTTAGTAGCATCAGTCACCACTGCTGCGTCATCATGTGCTGCTCTGGTTGAACCTAAAGCTGCTCTAGTAATACCTGTTAAATCATTACTAGAAATGCCTGTGTAAGTAATTAATTCTGAACCCACCAATATGTGTCCAGAGCTACTAAATCCAGAAGTAGAAGTTAATGTTACTGCTGTACCCGAACCACCTGTACCTGCGGTATTATCACCTAACGCACCATCCAAATCATTTTTAGTTAAAGATATAGTTTCACCACCCCATTGAGCTACCCCATAACCATAAGCAGGTGTTGCTACTGCTGGTCCAGGTTTTATGTATGGGTTTACATTACAACCTGTTGCACCTGTCACACCAGCACCAGATTCTACCTTACCCATAGTTACGGTAAATGTATCGGTTGCTCTGGTAACAATTTGAAACGTATTAGTGGTAAAATCAGCAGCAACGAAACCAGTGCCACTACCAGGAATAGTCATATTGCTAAAAGTAAATAGATCACCTGCAGCTAAACCATGTCCTGCTTTGTTTACTGTAAGTGTTGCTGAACCATTAGTTGTTGTGTAAGTACAAGATGTAATTGCTGTATCTAATGGCGTAATATCATAGTAAGCACCACCAAAATAAATAATAATACATTTGTTTGTCGCAATGGCTAAATATTTGTTACCGTCTAGATCAGCCCAATTGTGTAAATCTCTTGCTACTCCTGGTATTGTATTAGAGGTAAGTTTTTGCCAACCACCTATTTTTTCTGGTTCGCCATATCTAAAACGTACAAAGTCACCATCCGTCCATGTGTATTCGGCAGCTGATTGTGTCATCTGTTTATTAAACCCTGGTTTAAATGGCACTTTAACTAACGGCATTATCGGTATCCTCTTATAATTTTTCTTGATGGAACAATTTTATTATTTACTAAACTTGATGTAATTTCATTTATTCGTCTGCCCATAAACATAATTGTATAGACTGGTTGTTCTGCTTTAATCATATGATATTTGTCGTGACTTAATCGATTAAACCATTTTTTATCATTTACTTGTATAAGGCTTTTAGCTGAGTCAAATACAGTTTCTTGATATTTACCCCACAATAAAAAAGATATAAAAGAACCCTCATGATTATGTGCTACTTGTTTTACTGGATATATTTTAGATATTAAAATTGTAAAAAAAGGAGTCCATACACCCCATCTTTTTAAAACTTTATTACCTGTTCTGGTTATTACATGAGTAGAACCAATACCAGAGTCTTTATAAATCTTTTGCAAGAACTTTATCATATCCACCACTTCCATCTGATTTAGGTACCATTACATATTCTTTTATATTTTCTTTATTAACTTCTTGCGCCACACGATTACCATTATTATCAAACTTTGGTACGACAATTTCAGTATCCGCTAAATTAGATAATTCATCAGCAAAGTCAGCAGTATATTCAGTATACAAACTATCACCAACGCCATACACCATAACTCTGTCTAAATGTGCGAATAACTCAACCGATTGTAATTCACCTGCTGCATTGAATTGGAACTTGTAAGAATCATCGGCATGTAGTTTTTTACTTTCTGATATAGGCATCACAATATCTGATTTTAAAGATTTAGCCCATGCAAATATATCTGCATTTGTACCTTGTGCATAGATAGCTTGAGTTTTTTGTAAATTAAAATCAGCATCACACATATCAGAGATTCGATATACCGACACACCAGAACCCAAAGATACTACAGGTATTGCTTGATCTGGTTTGTAAAATATTTCTATAGTCTTAGTTTTAGTATCCAAATTATAAATATATCTCATAAAGTCTTTATCAATTAAAAGACTATTTTGCATCTTACTACTATCTTTGTAATCTTGTTCTACTGAGCATTGATGGAATGTAATAACATTAGCGTTCATATCGACACCCCAAATATTTACAGGATAAGGAAAAGTTTCAGAAGTAAACACATCGGTAACTTCTTTTTTAATCGCTACAGTTTCTGAATCTTCACTACCAGCCCAATAGACTCTATTGGTAACTGCTTTATTGTTGATAAATGCTCTAAATAAAATCATTATGAGGTTGCTCCATTTCTTGTACCTGTAGCTGTAAATGTTACAGTATTTCCGTTTAAGTTTACAGCCTTACCAGCTGCCCCACCTGCTCCACCAGAATTTTCACCTTGAGATCCAGCTGCTCCTACACCTCCACCGTCTCCTCCAGCACTACCATTAGATGCAGCTGCTCCACCAGATCCTGCCGCACTTACAGAACCTGCCGAGCCTGCATTACCTGAAACATTGTTACCACCTTGACTCACAATACTTCCAGCTGCTCCACCAGCACCTCCACCAAAGCCACCTCCGCCACCACTTCCAGAAGCTGTATCATTTCTTGTGCCACCTTTAACTGCTACGGCTGTTATAACACCTTTACCACCGCCGCCACCGCCGCCACCGCCAGAAATAGTTCCGCCAGTATTATCAATAGTAGTGTCAAATTGCATATTAATAGCGTGTCCTGCTGCACCACCTGCGACTCCTGCACCATTGTTTGAAGCACCACCAGCACCACCGTCGCCACCATCACCGATAATGGTTGAATTATTATCAATTGTAATCACATCACCACTAGTCCATCCTGTGCCTGTATCTAGGGCTGCTGTGCCAGTTGAGGTTGAAGAAATAGTTGCATTATTGACTAAGGTTACATCACTTAGGCCTGCAACATAGGTGCCGCCTCTGTTATTGTAAATATTGTAATTAGAAGTATCACCTGAAATGGTTAAAGTAATTGCAACACGATTAGAAGTGCCGTAAAAACTTGACATGGTAATTGCACCTGATGAGGCAATGCCAGAAGTGCTTGAAGCTGTCGGCACTAAACTACCACCACGATAATATTCAGATAAAGAATGTGGGGTGCTACCACCAAATTCTGCCGCTATTTCGGATATTGCTAAACTAGAACCGCTACTCTTTATGGTCATGTTTGAGTTCCTCTATTTCAGCTTTTAATTCTTTTATTGCTTCAATAAGAACACCAACAAGGTTGCCGTAAGCAACTGACATATACTCGCCTTCATCATGTACTACTTCTGGCATTACTTTTTGCATTTCTTGAGCAATTACACCAGTTCCTCTTCTACCATCTCTATCAAAGGTAACGCCACGCATATCAGTAACTTTATCTAAAGCATTATCAATAGTTTCTATATTGTCTTTTAGTCTTTCATCAGAAAAAGCTGTTACATCATTGTTAAAGGTTGCAGCACCTGCTGCTGACATATCAAGGGTTAATGCTGTAATAGTAGAACCACCGTCATTACCTTTAAAAATAATGTCTTTGTCACTGGTAGCTGACTGCATTATAAAATCAGTTGAGCTATTAGTAAATCGACCTATTTCTGTGCCAGCATCTTTAAAAATAATATCTGCACCATCTGCATCTAAAATAATATCGCCAGCAGAATCTAAAAGCATATCAGAACCACTATGTAACGATTGATCTCTATTTTTAAATTGCCATCCTACGGTAGCATCTCCAGAATAAACTAAAGTAAATGCTGCTCTTTCATTTGCTACTACAAGGTCAGAAGCGGCACCATTTATATTAGAACTGTTACGACCTACAGTTAAATTATTAGTATCAAAAGTATTTTCTGAATCTAAAAAAGTTACTTCATCACCTGCGGCAGGTGAGGCAGGTAAGGTGATTGTTCTAGCTCCACCAGAAGTATCAACTAATAGTTGTGCTCCCGCTTGTACTGTTTCGGCTGCATTGACAACACGCCAATATCTAGTTTCTTGATCTTTAACAATGTCGGTGCCGTTTGAATGACAAACATAATGATTGCCTTCACATAATAAAAAACCTGTTTGACTGGTTACTTTAAAAGTAAGGGTGTAACCTGCATGATCGGTACCATCGATAATGTTAAAAAACTTTTCAATACTTGCAGGCATATTAACGGTTCGATTCGCTGCTAGGGTACCTGTAAATTTAATGCTCATGTTTCTTGCATTAGATACTGCTGCATTAGACATTACTAGAGTAACATCGCCAGAGGCAACGTTAACTTCTTCGTATCCAGCTATCGCTTGTTGAACAACGTTAAAATTATTATTGGTTTTATCACCCCATGTTCCAGGGTTTTCTCCAGTTACTTGTAGCTCGAATTTTAAATCACTTGAGTACGATGATGCCATAATTACCTACTTTGTATGTTTATATTCATTATAAGGTCGTTATGCAACCTTTTCAACCTCATCCACAACAACCCATGTTTGACCTGTGCCTTTACTTACAGAAGTCCATGTTTGACTAGATCCTGTGCTCACCGCAGAATAACTTTGTCCTGTGCCTGTGCTGACAGTTGCCCAACCAATACCGTTGGCTAAACCAATACTACTGGTCAATCCAGCTGCGGTTGTAGCTACATTAGCATCAGCAACAGTAACAACGCTGTTGATAGAAAAAGCCATCGCAGATCCAGTAAGACTAACGTTTGCGTCTGCTACAGTAACTACATCGGTTTGATTTAAGGCTAAAGCAATACCAGAAACTTCTACTATAGTATTAGGTACACCTTGTGCTCCAAAACAATCTTCAGCAAATGTGGTTGCACCAAAATACATATATTATCTCCTAATCCGCTTCCGCTATGGTGTTACCTGCTGCCACCCATTCTTGTATTGCTTGATAGTCTGTATTTGCTGTGTCTTTGGGTACAGATAAAATAGTATTATCTTGCGTAGTTATATTATAACTTACAACTTCGTCTGTAATACTACATTTCATTTTCTGTACATTTTGAATATAACTGAAATCTATCATTTATAACTCCTATAATTCTGCTGTTGCAGAAAATCTACCTGTGTTTAAATACATCATACCTATACCACCAGGTATATTATTTAAAGTACCACCTGACCCTAAGTCTATTTGTACTGCGTGAGGTGTATTATATGATGTGCCTAAACTAGCACTTCCAGCAACAGCTCCATTCCATAAACCAACTGTTCCAGATATAGCATTTGTTGGTGCTGCTCTCATTTCTACAGGCAACATAAATCCCCATCTAAATACTTCTGTTGTACTATTATTCCAACCTCTGCCAAACATATATCCTGACCTATCTCCTGTTGTAAAATGATACCTTTGGCATCTTGCTAAGTTATCACCAAACGATTCGTTTTGAAATGGTGGTATGGTTGTTGAATCATACTCGCCTACTTCTAGTTGAACTCCTGTTAAATACCAGTCATTACTTGTACTGTCTGCTAAGTTTACATTACCAACTACTCTATTCGCATTAACTGTTGTTACCCAAGATGTTGCTAAAGTACCACTTGTAAAATTACTTCCAGCAGCTAACCACCAATTTATTCTTAATGACTCACCATTATCATTGTCAAATGCTCCTGTAGTATCACCATCAAAAGTTAATACTTTTTTCTCCCACGTGTTGGCACTTGAGATAGTATATGCTTGACTTATAGTTCTGTTATTATCATTATCATCTAATTCCATAATGTATGTTCCAGTTTTAGCTGACTTTACCCAAAAAGATATAGTCATTTTTTCTGCATTAGCTGTACCTTTTTTAAATAGCTGTAAGTCTTGTCCCTCTAATTTTTGGACTACAATTAAAACAGCACCTGCTGATGGACTTGCTCCTGCTGTTGTACAATCCATTTTTAAAGAATTTGCAAAACCACTTCCAGTTGGTGCGTCTGTTTCTTGTGATACAGTCCAAGTTCCTATACCAAATGAATGACTCATTCTGTCCACAGTTAAATACCCACCACCTGAACTATGTCCTGAACTTGAAGTTCCTCTTTGAGCTACTGCCATATCACCATTATAAATAATTGGTTTTACATTTGGTCTATTAGTTACATGGTCTAGATTAGATAGCGGTAAGTTACCTGATGCTGCTGGTATGGTTACTGTATTAGTTCCAGCAACTGCTGGTACGGTAATCGTTACATCACCTGAAGTGCTACCTTTTAATTTAATGCTACTCATTAGTCTGCCTCCGCTATGGTGTTACCTTCTGCTACCCAATCTTGAATTGCTTGGTAGTGTCTGTTCGCTGTATCTATTGGAACTGACCAAGTTTTTCCATCAATAACAACTTCAATAGATATGTTAGTGTCTGTTGCTATATCTTTATAATATTTTGCTGATGTAATTTCCATTATAACTCCGATTCAAATGCTATTTGAGCCGATGCACTTCCTGTTGCTATAACTCCACCATGACCTTGTGTGCCTGACACATTTGTTGTAAAGTCTAATCCTGCACAAGTTGTACTTGCTCTTACTAATGCAAAGTCATCACAAGCATCAGCAGTATTGTTTGCAAGTATATTATAAAAATTACTTCCTACTTCTTTATCTACTGATGGTGCTGACCTCATGGTTACAGGGAAAGGTATATTCGTAGCAAATAAATTAGCATTGTAATATCCACCTGCTGCAAAGTTTTTACTGTTCTCATTGACTAACATAAAATAATACCTCTGACATCTTGCCAAGTTATCACCAAACGATTCATGTTGGAAGGGAGCTATGCTGTTAGCATCAAACTCGCCTACTTCTAACTGTATGCCTGTAATAGACCAGTCATTATCTGTACTGTCGGCTAGGTTTACATTGCCTACTGCTCTGTTTGCATTAGTTGTTGATGCCCATGCAGTTTGTAAACTGCCTGATGAAAAATCACTACCACTACCTAGCCACCACAATAATCTTAACGAATCACCATTGTCATTGTCAAAAGCACCTGTGGTATCTCCAGCAAATGATAATACTTTCTTTTCCCATGTGTTTGCACTTGAGATTGTATACGCTTGATTTATATTTCTGGTATTATCATTATCATCTAGTTCCATAATGTATGTTCCAGTCTTGTTAGACTTAACCCAAAAAGATACAGTCATTTTTTCTGCATAACTTGTACCTTTTTTAAATAGTTGCACATCTTGTCCTTCTAATCTTGTATTAAAAATAGCATAATCACCTGCTGCTGGACTTGCATCTGCGGTAGTACAATCTAATCTGTACGAATTTGTTAAACCAGTATTGTCAGGTGCAGAAGCAGTTTGAGCTATTGTCCATGTACCTAATGTACCTATACTAAGTGACATTCTATCAACTGTAGTGTAGCCACCAGTAGTACTACCTGTAACACTTGTAGCCCTTTGAGCAACTTGCATATCACCATTAATGATAAGTGGTTTAGCACTTCTTCTATCTAAGACTGCTGTGTTATCTGCTACTGTGCCATGTAATGTTAATGCCATTAGTCTGCCTCCGCTATAGTGTTACCGTCTATTGCCGCCCACTCTTGGATTGCTTGATAGTCTGTGTTGCCTTCTGCTATCGGAACAAAATACACATCATTATCATCATCAATAACTTTGTAAGTACTGATTTCTCCACATAAACTTACTTTTTTTACTGTACTTATTATTTCTTTAGTTAATTGTTTCATAAAATATCCTATAACTCTGATGTTGCTGAAAATTGAAATTGTAATTGAGCACCATCATTTCCCATAGCGGCTGAATTTTCAAAATGAGCAGAATCTGTTGAAGCAAGACCAGCAGACATAGCTATTAATCCGCCTGTGTCGCCATTTCGACCGCTACCTGTTGTGCCACCTGTTTGATTATGTATCACAATAGTTGGTGGTGCTCTAAAACTAACAGGGAATTGATGTCCTGTTGATGTTCTGCCTATTCCTGTACCTGTTGCACACGTTACAATTATCCCTACTGCTGTCGCAGAGCCAATAGCTGTGCCTTGTGAAAATGTACTTTGACAATAACGCTTACATCTTTGTAAGTTATCACTATACGATTCGTGTTGAAATGCTGGTATAGTGGTTGAATCATACTCGCCTACTTCCATTTGTAATCCTGTAAAATAAACATTGTTACTTGTACTACTTCCACTATTTACTTGCCCTACTGCTCTGTTTGCATTGGTTGAACTCGCCCAAGATGTATTTAATGTACCACCTGAAAAATCACTACCAGCACCTAACCATAAATTTATAGCAAAACTACTGCCATTATCATTATTTAAAGTACCTGATGTATCTCCAGCAAAACTTAATACTTTCCTTTCCCAAGTGTTAGAGCTACTGACTGTATAAGATTGTGATATTTGCCTTGAGTTATCAGTATCAAATAATTCAGCAATATATGTTCCTGTTACTGTTGCTTTTATCCAAAAAGATATGGTTACTTTTTCAGCATTAGATGTTCCTTTTTTAAGCAACTGTAAATCTTGTCCTTCAAAAAGATATCTTGCTAAATGAAAAGTTCCTGACGCAACAGAAGTATCTGCTGTTGTGCAATCTAATTTCCAAGAATTGGCAAAGCCTTGACCTGTTGGAACATCTGTATCTTGTGTGTGTGTCCAAGTACCATTATCACTTAAATCAACTTTCATTCTATCAATAGTATGATATCCACCACCTGTGATTCCTGTTGTGCTTGTACCTCTTTGAGCT